GGTTTTGTTAAATTATAAAGTGTTAATATTTCTCTTGAAGATTCTAATTCTTGTCTTCTTCTTTCTATATAAGCTTTCTTATCAGAAATAGTTGTTGGTTGTAAAGCATCTAATTTTGCATCATATTTAGTAATAGCATTTAAAACTTCATTATATAGTTCTTTGGAATCTATATTTGCGGCTTTTGCAACTAATTCTATATTGGGAGTATTTATTATTCTTGGATTACTTAAATCGAATCTTTTTGTAGTTTTATTTATGAAAACTTTTACTACTTCTGCTTTTTTACCATTATAACTGTTATTTGGAACTATATAAGCAACTCCTAAACTTAAATTAACAAATATTCCTGTATCATTAAAAGTATTATAATCCCATTTTGTAACATCACTATCTAAATTATTTTCTTGTATTTGAATTGTAGAATACTCTTCTAATGACACTAATCTACTACCGCCATAAGTACCATCATTCATTAAAAACAATTGCCCTTTTTGTAAATCTTCTCGTCTTCTTCTTTCTTTATCAGCTTTTTTAGCTGATGTAGATTGTTCTTCTAATGCTTTTAGTTCTGATTGTTTTTGAGCTATTTGAGCATCAAATCTTTTAGTTATGGCATCTATTTTTTTATTTACTTCTGCAAGTTTTTGTTTTAATTGTTGAAGTTTTGTTGTTTCACTTCCTAAATTATCTGATTGATTACTTTTGCCATATTTAAAATATTCTCTAGCTTTTTTTTCAGCTTTATTAATTTTCATAAAGCTTTGTTGGTCTGATTCAGAATATGAAATTCCAAAATCATTTATTATAGCAGCAATACTGTCTAAAGCATTATCATCACTATATGCAGAACCTAAATTAAGTAAATCTTCAACTAATTTAGATATGTATAAGATAATATTTTCAAAAACATTATTATTATCTGTTTTGTATCTTAATTCTTTTGGAAGCTCTATGCTTTTTAATTTTTCAGCAAATCCTTCATTACTCAATGCTTCGGTAACTAGCTCAACTATATCACTTACTCCATATTCACCTTTTAATAATTCATTATTTTTTAAAAAGTCAAATATTTTATTTAAAGAATCTATAGTTTTTTGGTCACTCCTACTTATATTTAATCTTTCTTTTTCAATAGATGGATTCATTATAGTCGCAAGACCTAATTTTGCATTAGTTTCTGTAGCTCTAATTTTAAGTATAGTAAAAGCATGAATCAACTCATGAATAAAAACCTTATTAAATACTTCTACAATATTTGTTTCTTGTTGATATTCTTTTCCTCTTTTGTTTAATGTAAATACTCTTAAACTTAAATTCGGTATATAAATTTTAATTGTATCATCATGGCTAAAATATTGCCCAGCAGCATCTTCGTGTCTTACACTGCTAAATACAAATTTTGTTTTTAATTTATTACCTACTAAAGAATTTATTCCTTTCAATACTGTTTTTAAAAACCTTCCTTTTACATTTTTAATTATACGGTTTATAATATCTTCAAAATTATATTCCGTATCTAATTTTAATCCTAATTCATCTAAGTGGTTTTTTAATTTATTTTCTTCATCTTTTAATTGTTGTTCAGTAATATTATTATTTTTAAGGAAGTCATCTATCGTTTCTACCTCTTGTTTTACACTACCATTATCATTTTTCTCTATTTCTTCAATCTCTTTTTCAATCTGTTCTTTTTCTTCTATTAAAGGTTTTAGAATTTTTTGTTTTTCTTTTTCTAATTTTTCTATATCAGCTTTTTTATCTTTTAATTCATTATTTACTATTGTAACAATTGGTTGAATTATAGCTTGTATAGTAGTTTGAGTAGCATCCCCTAATTGTACATCTGTTTCATTTACAAGAGATAAATTAAGATAAGCATTTACAGGAGCTGTATATAATTTCTCACCTTTATTTTTAACAGATTGTACTACCACTTTTCTCTTTGTTAGTAGATGATTATGTATAAAATCTCTGTATTGTTCTCTTGTTACTTTATCTGTGGGTTGAAATATTCCATCTTTTTTTTCATAGAGAGATAAGCCAACCTCAGTATTATATAATTTATCTGATAGTTTTAATCTTGGGATTAAAGCCCACCCCTGTGTATGTTCTTTTTTAGAATCTTGATATGCAATTTTAAAACCACCTTGTACTTCATTTATCTTAAATAAATTGTTAGGGCCTACATAAAAAAAGTTGTATAAAAAATTCTGTATAATATCAGAAGCTTCTTTTTTAGTTTTAAATGTAGTTGCTTGAATAGCTACTATTGAATTGTATATTTTATTTTGAATAGAACCTGCTTCACCACTTTGTAATGTGGTTGGATATACTGGTATATAGTGTTGTTTACCATCTACTGTATTTACCTCAGGTATATTCAAATAAACTTGACCAAGCGATGCTTCTGGTATAAGATGTTGATTATCTGGTTTAACTATTATGAAAGGGTCTGTAGTATCATACAAACCAGCAAATCTTTTAAAAGCATTATCTGCATAGGTATTAGGTAATACTCCCATAGAACCTGAAATAGATTTTATAGGTATTATAGCATTTTCTGCAATTACTTTTTCTTTAACAGCTTCTAAAATAGCTTCATCTTTCTTAAATCCAGCCAATACTTCTGCAACAGATCTTTTTGTTCTTTCTGCATTAATCCTAACTCTTTCGTCATAATTAGTATTAAAACCTGTATTAGTTATACGACTATCATTATATGAGAAGGCAATAATTTTTTTAGACTTACTAAATCTTAAAAATTCTGTTTGTCCTTTTACTCTAACTACGATTATAGCTCCGGCTTTAAATTCTCCCTCATTAAAAGACTCCATTTGTTTTTCAGAAAGTCTTTCTTTCATTAATTCTAAGGTATCCTTAATAACAAATAATTCATATTTATCAGGATTTGTAATAAGAGAAGTTAAATAATGTCTGGCAAATGCAGTTAAATCATGGTCATAACCTTGTTTTAAAGCTATTTCTTTCCATGGTATTCTTTTTTCTTGTTCATCTTTTGCATCAATAGTTTCTTTATTTGCAGATTTAAATGGTGTAACATAAGCAAGCGCTTGATCTACATATTCATCAGTGCCAAATTGAGTTTCAGTAGGAAATGGTGGAATATCTGGAATGTCTGTATCTGTGTTTACAGTCTCACCTAAATCTTCTATTTGTTTTTTAACAGTATCTATTTCAACTAATATAGCATCTCTTTGTGCTTTTGTTGTAGCTGCTTGTAATTGATTTTCAAGATCTCCTAATTCTTTTTTAAAATCTTCAATTGTTTTTTTAACTACTGTTTGTATATCAGCATCTACTTTCTCATCTGCTGGTTTATTATAAATTTCATTCCATTTATTAATAGTATCAAGATATTTTTGATAACCTTTAGCTGGATCTGAATATTCTTTAACTAAAGTATCATATTTCTCAGCTTCTAAATCATAATCTACTTTACCGCTTAAGGCAGAAAAATAATCGTCATATTTAGATATTCTTTCAGATTCTTTTTGTTTATCTGAATCTTTAGGAAAAAGTAATCCATCTTTAGATTCACTAGTCTCACCTAATGAGCCAATAGATTCTTTTCTTTCTTTTTGTTTTTTTTCTAAATTTTCAATTTCTTTTTGAATATTTTCTCTGTCTATTACATCTAAATTTTCATTAGTAAGTTTTTGCCTTAATTTTAATAGTTTAATATGATCTTCGTTGTAATCTTGGATCAAAGGGTATTCTGTAAAGGGATTATTATCTTTCATTATCTGACTATATTTATCAGATAATGATTTAGACATATTTCTATAGGCAATATAGTCAAATATTACAGAATGTATGGCATTTGTATTATTTTGATATTCTGTTAATAAAGTATTAGAAGGTGCATTATATCTGATATCTTTAATATTTTTAAAACTACTTACTAATTCGTTTGCCACCTCAGCCCATTTTTGAGAATCTTTAGCAATTTCTGATGATACTCCATATAAAGATAATTCTTCTTCAGATTTGTTTTTCCAATCTTTTAATCTGTCTACTAAAGCATCTCCCGTATCATTTAAAATATGGGCTTTAACATAATCTGCAAAAATTTGATATTGTAATCTATCTCTTTGATGTGGATTAATTATATCTTCGGCAGTTATTTGTTTTGCAACTATAGAATTTATCTTACCTACCTTTTCTTTTATTGCATTGGTTTTTTCTTGTACTTTTTCATCAATTAAATTACCATCTTTATCATATACCTCTGAATCAAAAGCATTTATACTTAGCCATGCATCTCTTGTATTAATAAAATTAGAAACTTTTTGGGCTTTCTCTCTTAATTCTGCTTTTCTTTGCCCTTCAGGTAAAAATGTCTTTGGTTTTAATAATACAGTGCCATCTGGACTGTATATTTCACCTCTTTTAGAAGCAAGTTTAGAGAAAACTGTATTACCAATAACTCCAATTACAGCACCTGCCATAATAGAATCAGCAGTTTCTCTATCATTACCTTTTAAGGCATCTTGAGTTTGTTTCCAAAGCTGACCTATAAAACTACTAGCAGCTTTTTCATGTCCACCGCCATCGTCTCCCTTTCTATCATATTCACCTCTTGCCCATCTTGCTGCTGCTGTTTGAGCATTCTCTTCCCAAAAACCTTCAAATACAGAAGATTTAACGGCATTTTTACCATAGAAATTTATTCTATTACCCCACTTATTAGCTTGGAAAAATTTACCTAACTTAGAAGTTGCATCATCTGCCATTTTAGGAATGGTAGACATATTCAATTCATCAATATTTCTTAATGGTCTGTTACCAACAGCTTTTTGAAGAAGTTTATTTTCAAAGGCATTAGATATACTTAAAATAGCTGCATTGATCCAAAATTGTCCCGGAGCATTTTCTCCAGCTATTTTAATAGCGTCATTTTCAGACATGCCCTTATCCATCAATTCTTGAACAGTTTGCTTAAAACCTTCTTTGGTTTCTGCTACAGACTCCATCATAGTATTAAAAATGTGGGCAGACATACCACCAACATTTTCAGAACCCGTAAGAAATTTAGATGCAGTAGCAGCCTTACCTGTTAAATCATAACCCATAGCTTTAGTAAAAGTACTTACATTTTTTGCTTCTGCTATAGTTCTGGCTAATTGTGTAGCCTTGGCTGTTTTTCCAGTAGCTTGCGCTATTGCTAACTCTTCTTCTAAAACTCCTATATTTCTAGCTATTCTTCCTACTTGTCCTATTTTACCTAAGAAAGCAGCTGGTGCTGCAAATTGAAGAAGAAAACCTGCTCCATCTGCAAATGAATTAGTCCATGTATAAGGATCAAAAAGTTTTTCCCACGCACCCTTATCATCATAATTTATTGCCTTGTAAGTGGGAAGTACTTGATCTTTAACATAGTTGTCTAATTGCTCCATTTTTCTAGAAAGCCAATTATCAGATACATCGTTCCAAAAGTTATTTTTAGGGCCACCAAAGGCTTCTCCTAACTCTTCAAGACCATTCCAAGCCATTGAACCAATATCTCCTACCATACCTACTAAACCTGTAACAGCTTTAGATACAGCTCTACCTGTAAATAAACCAATAGATCTCCATGTCTTACCTACATTCGTATATTTATCCCACACATTTTTATGATAGAAATCTTCATTTTCAGCTAAGGAAATGTATGGATTATAACCAAATTTTTTATTGGTAAATTTATCTTGACCCTCTACATATGGTACATATTGATCTGTACCTATACCACTACTAACAGGATTTCTGTAAGATTGTTGTTTAACTATATCTTGAGCGGCTCTGCCAATTTTCGGATCAGACGATAATAAAGCATCTTTTAGAGATGGTAATCTTTCATCAGTTCTATTTATAATAGAATCACTATTTATATCTTTTGGTATAAATGGTTGATAATCAGGAATAGCTATAGACTGAGCCTTAGGTATATTCAAACCTTGCTCTAATCTATTCATTCTTTCAAATGTATCTATCTTCAGATTTAATAAATTATTATTATCAAATCCTGCTGATAATTCATATAATACTTTTGGCATATTATTGTAATTGTGGTAAAAGAGCGTCTAATGTTTGCTCTTTATATTTTCTTTCTTCATTTGTTCCTGGAACAGTATAAGTAGCAACATACATATTAGGTTGTCCTTGTTCTTTATATATAGAAATTATATATTCAATTCCGAACTTATCTCCTACGTATCTTGTAGTTCCACCAACTGAAAGTTGTCTTGTATCCATTGTAATAGCATTGTTAAATTGAGAATTGGTTTGTAAACTTTTCTCAATATTTCTCATGTGCTGCTCTACTTTATTATATTTATCAAGTGTTTGATTATTTGGTAATCCACCATATCTTGGGAAAAAATCAGGAATATAATAAGATTGAGTGTTTTTATCTTCTGTTATTGAAGCACCTCTATCAGATCCTCTAAGCTTAGCATAAGTTGCACTGTTTAATTTTTGTGGTTTTCCATCTTCATCTAACACTTTTATGTAAGCACCCGAACCATACTTATCTCTTCCTACAACAGTATAACCATTTTTATCATTTAAGCCACCTGTTACACTAAAGAATTGTTTTATCTTTTCTCCATATTGATTTTCAAAATCCTGAGCTTTGCCAAAGTCCATTTTATTAAATACAGTCATTTGACTATTTATATAGTTTTGATCTGTAAAAAACTCAGTTTTTAATTTATTTATTTCTGCAATATCATCTTGCTTTTTCCTAACTACACTTTTAAAAAAATCGTGTAATTTTGTATTATTTTGATCAAATACTATAGGTTCTCCTTGATATAAAATATATTTTATACCAGCTTCAGTGGGTAATTTAGATCCTGTTGGATTTTCATAACTAAAACCTTTTACATCTTCTCCATTCAATATTCTTGAAACATCTTTCTCACTTAGTGGTTCTGGATTATACATAGTTATAGAGCCATCTCCTAATTTCATAGAATAGTTATTCAAAACTATATTATCACTAAATTTAGAATTATCAAATAAATCTTTTCTCTTATCTCTTGCTATAGCGTCTGCTGCTGATAGTTGATCATTGGCAAATGATAAATCATCCTTTGCATTTTTATATCTTCCATATGCCTGAAGAATATTTTCTCCCTCTTGACTCACAATATCTCCCTTGTTTTTTTTATTTTCAAGCTCTGTTACATAGTTTACTATTTGATCATTGGTAAGTTTAGTATCAGTTTTACCTAATTGCTTTCTAACCAAATCATCAACTACATTATATGTAGTTGTAGCTTTGTCTCTTGCAGGTACTAAATTAGAATTTATAAAATCGCTTTCTGTAACTGTTGTGATACCTATATTTCTACCAGTAACTGGATCTACATTTAAAGGTATCCCCATTTCTGAAGAACTACCATTAGATTTTAATTCACCTTTTAATCTAGCTAATTCTTTATCGTATTCAAATTTCTGAGCAGCTTCATCTTTATCATATAGATGATTAAGATAATCTGACTCATTATCCATTCTGTTTTGGATATACATATTAGTTCTATCAGTTTCTAATCTTAATTTAAGCATTCCTGCTGGATTAGTAGAAACTATATTTTTTTCTTCATCTGTTCTAAAAGCGTTTGCCATCTGAGATGTTAAATCTCCAAAATATACCTGACCTGCTAATCTATCATAGTTTTGTTTTACATAATCTAAAGTATTGCCTTTAGTCATTGTATTAAATTCTTCGATAGATTGCTTTAGTTCTGGTTCTAATTCAGCTAATTGATTTTCATAAAAAGCAAGTCGTGGCATTTCTTCTTTAGAAACTCCACCATCTTTTATACCAGCTATAGTAGCTTTGATTCCATCAACCTGTTGCTTTGCTTTATTAACACTTATATCTGTGAATTGTCTTACTAATTCATCTTCATTACCTTTAAAATGAACATAACCATCTATTTGCATTTGTTGTCTTGCTCTATCAGACAAACCTGATTTAAAAGCTTGGGCTAATTCAGTTGGACTACAGCCTTTCTTTGAACTTTGTTCAAAATATAAATCGTTACCTCTAGCTATGTCTTTTCTATCAAAGGAATATCCCTTACAAGCTTCTTGTAAATCTAAAACTTCTTTTTTATAATCATAATATGGTATATATGATTTCTTATTTTGAAAGTGAGAATCAATAGAGGCTACATTACCTGCTTTTGCATCTGCAAGATATTTTTGTTGGGCATCTCTAAAATAGAAATCATTGTTTTGATTCCATTCTTTTCCACCATCTTTAGTTCTGTATGTATCTGAAAGTTGTTGTTGTTTTTGATAATGTTTGTTTATTTGACTATCTGCTAATAGTCTGTAATTGAAGGGATTAGATATATCGTAAAGCGGTTTAAATACATTTGTAGCTTGTTGAGAATTATCTGATACTCTGAGATCTGATTTATTTATTTTTTGAAGATTTTTATTAGCTTCATTCATAAAGTTTTTAAGATACTCTCTATTTTGTACAAATTGAGGGTCTAAGCCAACTGCTCTATCATACTCAGTCTTCACCCTTTCAGCACCAACTTTCCAATACTCTTGCTTAATAGCAATTTCTTGCATAGTGCTCTCGTAAGGTAAATTAAATGGTCTAATTTCCTTAACTAAATTATAATCATTTGGTCCTAAATATGAAGCTGTTGCCATAATATAACGAAATTAGTTTATTTAATTTACCTTTTCAAATATAAATTAACATGATTTTTTTGATCTGTATTTACCACCACCTTTGAAAGTTGGGGGGGTAGCACTTGCTGCTTTTGTATTATAATTGGAAATACCTTTAAATTTAAGGAAATCAGCAAACTTAAGCGTTTCATCAAACTGTTTAGCTTGTAAATAAGCTTGTCCTAATTCTTCAGCAGAGTCTACTCTATTAGCTGTAGATGATTGATAAGTACTCCAATCTATATTAGCTGGATTATATTGTATTGAATTACCCCAAAATCCTGGTTTAGGTGTATAAAGCGCTTGGCCTTGATAGTGTTGAATACCATCTTTATCTACATAGGTAGGATTACCTTTATATTGTTGTTGGGTATTTAACCAACTGTCAAAAGCAAGTTTTTTAGTCATTGTCTCATTAAGATTGTTTATACCTTGTTGGGTATAAGCTTGTCTTAGTTCATCTGTATTTTTAATAGCAGTTTGTGTCTGATCATAATACTTAAGATCAAATGCTCTGTTTTGCACAGCATCTTGATTTAAAGTATTTGCAGTCATTATTTTTTGATTGTTTTGAGTTTGGACATTTGCATTTTGTACGTTTCCAATAGCCTGATTATTAGCTGCTATTCTTGTACCAAATAGTTGTTGCATATAAGCACTTGCTTGACCTGGAATTAAGCCTTTTGTTTGTTGGGCAGCATTGAAATATGCTTGATTATTTTGATCAAGTTGTGGTTGAGCATTAATATTTTCCATTTGAGGAATAACACTTTCCTGATGTTGTCTCAAGGGATATTGTGTTTTTATATTAAGCGCTCTATAAAAAGGAATTCCTACATTTATTTTTTGCCAAGGTGTTAATTTAGTATCATATGTTGTTGGATCAACTAATTCTTGTGGATTTCCTGCAAGGTTTCCATTTAATTGTTGGGTAGGTGGTCTGCCAATCAATGAAGCAGCAGGAGACATACTATCCATTTTTGGAAATTTTAAATCTAATTGAGAATTACTAAGTAAATCAGCAGTATAACCAAGAGGTCCTGGAGTACTTTGTTGAGCTTCTCTTGCCTTTCTTCTCATTCTTTGTTCTGCAGTTTCAGTAGAAAGATATTTAGCATAAGCTGCTTCATCAGCTGCTGAAGGTTTAGTTCTTGTAGTTTGAACAGAACCTGGCTTATCATAATAGGATTTTCTACCATCTCTATATAGAAAGTTCCATCCTGTTATATCATTAAGCTTATTCTTTTCTGCTTTTAGAATTTCTTCCGCTGTTAATTTTCTACCACCTTGTTGTAGATATTGCATAGATTGATTAATTTGTTCATCTGTATCTTTAGAATATACTGGAGCTGTTTGTTGAGCAAAAGCAGGTGCTTGTAAATTCTTTTTACTTTCTTGTAAAAAAGCAAGTTGACCTACTTTTTCAAGATTTTTAAGCATCATTAATTTTGCAGAATTAACAGTTTCTTCAGTATGTTTTTTTTCATTTTGAAGTATATCAATCATCTTATTATGATGTTCTAAATCTACTTCTTTTTCAAGAACTTTTGAAGGAGTATTGTCTTGAGGTTTGTATTTACCACCTAATTTAAATTCAAATAATTCTTTCTCATTTTTTTTAATGGCAAGATTTTTATAATTAGAAAATATAAAACTACCATCTTTTAATGATACTGGTGTACCTCCTTTTGAGTGTGGCTTGCCAAGCGCTTTATGTAAAGCTCCAGTCTCAGGATCAAGAATAATTTCTCCTTTTTCTATTTCTGCATTGGCATTATCTTCTTCTATAGGTTTCATTTTAGTAGAAACTTCTGGAAGTTCTGGTAAAGAACCATTATAATGTTTTGTATCATAAGGATATGGTGTTCCTTGTTTTTCTACATATATTTTATATGCCATTATTCTATTATTTTAAATTTTATACCTTTCTCTTTTAATTGTCTCATAGTATTGAAATCAATTATAAATTCTCCACCTTGTTCAAATCTTTTAAAGTTTTGGGCAGCTGCTTTTGTATTTTGATAAGGGTTAAATACATTTCCATTAAATGTTTTAGAATTCATGGCAAATAATCCTTTATATTTTGATTTAGTATTGTTATTAGGATTTATACCACTTTCTATATTAGCAACTGTTTTAAGAAATAGTGGGTTTACGCCCTCTTCTTCTCCAACTTGTTGAAATACATTATCATATGGAGTTTGCTTTTTAGAAGCTGTTTGCATATGTCTGTTAAATTTACCTGACCAATAATCTATAAAAGAAGCAGGAGTTACTTTTCCCTTAAAATCTTTACCAACATTATTTTCCATGTTGGCTTGAATATTTTCTTTATTCCAATTTCTGGGAACTTCCTCTAATCCCTCATCAGCTGCTTTTTTAATTGCATTTATGCCAGCAGCACCTTGTTGATGTTTAAGATACATTAATGCATAATTACTATTACCTGAGTTATCATAAAAATTATTTCTACTTCTTACAGAAGAAGTCATATTTAAAATATCATTAGCTAATTGATCATCTGTATTATCTATATCTTCTTCTGTTATACGAGGTTGCTTAGCTTTTTTGTTAGCTTCTTGTAATTGTTTTTCAGAATTTTCTTCATCATCACCATACAAATAATCAATAGGATTAAAGCTACCACCTTTCTGATACTCTTTTATATACCCTGTTGCTGTAGCTCCTTTTGCCGAACTTTGAATACTCAACGTTTTATTGGCTTCTGCAAATTTTCTAAGTGATTGCTCATCAGGAAAATAAGTGGTATTTTGTTCTAAGTATTTACCATTTGCATCTGTATAACTATAAGGACTGACTTTAGTATTATCAAATCCAGCTTGTTGAAAATTGGGTGCTTGTGCTGTTGGTTGCCCTGTTGTTATAGTAGGGATTGTATATTTAGCTTTTCCTTCTACTTTATTTAATACTCTTTCAACTGGTTTTGGTTGTTTATAAAGATATTGATTTCCAGCTTCAGCATATCCACTGATTCTTGGGTCTTTTGGGTCTGTCACATAAATAGGTGGATACTTTTTATTATAACCTTCTATATCAAAAACATCGTTTGACTTTTTATCAGCTCCTTTTCCTAAAAATCCTAAACTTGGTTTCTGATATACTACTGGTTGTACTGGTTTTTTAAAATTATTATTACCTTCTCCTATATAATTATTCTTTTTTTGATAATTATTATAAGCCTTTTGGTAATCTTTAAAAAGTTTTGAATTAGTAAATTTAATTTCATCTTGTGAACTATGAATATTATTCATTGCTAAATTACCATTATATAAACTCAAACTATCATTATAAGCCTTTAAACGAGGGTCATTAGGATTGGTAACTGTAATTGGAGTCCTACCACCTTTCTGATAAGTTGGTCTTAATTGACCTGTTTGTTCGTAAGGATCGGTTCCATAATCATTTTGGGCATTTGAATAACTACCGTTAAAAAGCGGATTGTTCATGTTTTTCAACATAAATGCTTTTTGTTTACCTTGTTCTATATTGTTAGCAACAGTTGATAATCCAAAAGCTAATAAGTTTGAACCTACAATAGCTGGAATATTTGGAGTACCAAACATTCTTTTTAATTCTGGTTGTTGATTTTCATCTAAAGAAGAACTTTGTTGAGCATAACTTTGAGCGCCTGTTCCGCCAACTCTTTGTCCTGATGGATTTATAGCTCCTGTTATGAAACTGTTCCTATTACCTGTAAAATTAGACATTTGCACTTGATCCATTGGAAGACATTGTTGATCTGCTACACTCCATTGATAACCATCTGGACAATCATTAGTACCACCCATTTGATAATTAGCCAGTGGAGTTTCTGTTACAAAATCAGCTTTTGGAAATTTATATTCTCCTGAATTAGGCATAGCAATTATACTCCTACCTTTATTAGGTCTGAGTATAAGCGGTATATCTACCTGATTCATAGTAATATTCCCACCGGGAATTTGATTTACTTTATTGAATCTATGTGGACTATTATTTAAATAACCTGTTGTATTCATTATCTGTACATTTGAGCTTGATTAGTTTTACGTGGCCTTACTCCACCCATTTTCATCATTTCTCCTTGTGGAGCTTGTTGCCCTCCTTGCATCATTTGCGATAATGCCTGAAGAAGTTGTTGTTGTGATTCAGGAGACAATTGTTGAAAAACTTGCATTATTTGCTGCATTACTTGTTGTTCTTGATTAGGATCTTGACCTTGCTGTTCTCCACCTTCCTGATAATAACTTTTTGTATTGTACATTTTATATATTTTAACGTGAGCTGATTTGTAACTTAGTATTAGCAAATTTTGTTAATAAATTTGTCTTACCAACTATATTTTTTGATAACCACACTTTATTGAAGTAATGTCTTAATCTAGGAGTATAGTTCTGATTAAAATCTATGTTAGGTGGATTTAAAAATCTTTCGTAGCCATTAGCTCTAAGATTAAATATATGTCTTTGATTAAAGCCACTTCTACCTCTATCTGCTGTATAATCTCTAAATTCGTTAAATCTGAATTTATTCTCCACTTTTACAAGAGGGATTTTAGAATAATTATTACTTATAAATTGAGGTAAATTATAGTGAGTATATTTTGTATTTGTAGTATCTACAAATTCTAATAAGCCAGATGTACCTTCAGTATTGTATATTATTCCGTGGGTAAATGTTTCACTGAAATTATGATATTTATCTCTGCAGTCATTTCTATATTCGTAAGCTTCTTGTTCATATTCAATTGATTGAAGTATGTGAACAACAGATTGTGTTGATACTCCAAACTCAATTTCATACGGATAATCTACATCGTAATAATTACAAAATAAATCACATCTTTCATTGTGTTTCCAAAGAGCATTATCTTTGATTGAAATGAAATGTCTTTCTTCTTGGATTATACCATCTGGTTTCCAATCATGCCACGATTGAAAAACCTTGTTTGGACAATTGTAAGATAAAGTCCATGAAGCATCTTCAAAATAAACTCTATCGCTTAACAATATTTCTAAACCTTTGTATAAGAATTTATTACTTTCTACATCATAAGTTATATCTGCTTTATATCTATTTCTTACAGTATAATCTCTTTTTGAAATGTATATTGTTTCGTAGACATTATCAAAAGCTATTAAGTATCCAACTCCTGTGGCTGGATTATCTAGATGTGGATAATCTGGAAAATCTTTCTCCATATATAGTGGCATAAATTTAGCACACCATTTATGTAAACCTTCTCTGGAAACTTCATTTAATTGATCTGAAAGATTAAATATTTTACCTTGTTTTCTAGAAACATAGAAATGTCCGAATTGAGTAGAACTAAAAGCAATTTTATCATGATTAGAGCCATATGCTACGTGTGTATGCATCATTTCTCTAGGCATCTGTGCAAATAATCCACCATCTCCGATAGTTACATTTCTACCATTTAAGGTTTGAAGTTGATCTCTCCCCATAGAAATAAATGGAGAGGCAGCTGAAAATAAGAAAACTACTCTATCTTGATCTAAAGGATGTATTCCTGTAAGAGTGCCATAATCTCTTTCATCAAAAGAAAAATAATTATTTGGAAGAAAATATCTCCAATTATTAAAGCCTTGGGTATTGTAAGATGGTAGAGAATATGAAATACTATTTTTCTCTCTTACTGGTCCCTTAGGTAATTCTACTAATTGTTCAGAAAACACTTGGTTTTGAACTAAAAATTTATAAGAGTTATCTAAAGAAAAATTCTCAGGTTTAACTTGAAGATCGCTTCTAAATATATAAGATAAATCAGTTTGATTTTCTGAATAGTGTGGTTGATATAAATTATTTCCTTCACCTTCTTGTCTTGTTTCTCTAAAAGCTATATTATAGTCTGCTTCTGCAATATAATTTATAACTCCATTAACATAAAGATACATAAATTGATTCTCAACTATCCAATCTGCACTACCTGGTTTATTGCCATCCAAGTTAAACTTATGATTAGGCATTTTTCCAAGAGTAGGTGTTTGCTTACCAAGCAAATTGAATAAACCACCCATATTAAATTCTGTTGTATCCATCCAATATCTGGCGTAAGCAGCATTGTTATAATTTCTATAATCATACTCTTGTCCTGGAGGATAATTAGCATTTGCTATATTTTGCCTGAAGACAGGAAACTTATTTAAATGTGATTGCATATAAATTACACAATCTCCACCAAATAATTCTCCAGTATCATAAGTAGATTCTTCATCTTTTAAATCATAATACTTAATACAATTGTGTATTTTAATTGGTTTTACATTCTCAATAGTACCATATTGATTTGGATTAGCTTGTTTATTAGTAACATAAAAAGCAGATGATATGGCTGCTACTGGTCTTGTAGGAGTATCAATTATACCATATTCAGAAATATTTCTTCTAGTTGTGTCTTTTACTGTCGGAAATTTAATAGGATTTTTAAACTCTACAAGAACAGCTGAGTTTCTTCCACCATTATTAACACTAAAATCTCCTATAGTATGAATACCATTATCTAAATAGAATGGTTGTCTTAAAACATTTCTTCTTTTATTTCCTTTTGTTATACATTTTTGATTTGTATAATTTACCTTACCATTATATTGATAGGCATATTGAGTATATCCAGAAAAGTTTTTAATTATATCAAGCCATATTTTAGCATGTTGAGATGCTATTAAAGCAAATCCTGCTATTTTAGCAGTAACTTGTAAAACTTTTAATAATATTCTTCCTGGTTTTTTAAGTTTTGATATATCTTCAAAAGTAGTTGTAGCCTTGTTCCAAATAGAATCACACTCTTGGTAAAGTTTATTATCTCCTAAAGCTACTGATCCCGGAGTATTTTTTATAACTCCAGATAAAGTTCCTGTAGCAGTAAGGTTAGTTGTTTGTTTGGTAACACAAACTTTACCATTCATTTCAAGAAATGCTTGAATTGCTCCTAGTAAAGTAGCTGTCCAATAAGAAAAATTAGTAAGTAATTTATGTTCAGGATGATTAAAAACTTTTTCAAAAAAGCCATCTGCAACACCATATTCTTCTGTTTCTATTTGGAAAAAACTTGCTAATCTTTCTCTTCCAAAATAATTTCCATTAGGAGTATAATATGTGAATTTATCATCATAAAATTTATCTAATGGTTCAAAATTATATTCCTTATTATTTTTTCTATATGTTTGCTTCTTTGAAAGAAAAGTGTTTGGTTCCAAAGAATTAAATGGAAAATTAGATAAAAGATTTTGTCTATTATTAACATCAGTATATCCTTGCATATTTGTAAATATACCTCTGGATTTTACTGTCTTATTAGCCTCATCTCTTTCACTTCTTAATATCTCATAACCTACAATACCAGAAATTATCTTTCCATCACTATCTTTAGGTCTTTCTATATTAGAAAATTTTATACCAAGTATATTAATATAAGTTTCACCATTAATAATGCTGTATCTAGGTACTTTACATTCATCAGGAAATCTCATATTAACTATTGGGGTACAGGCACGATCACCAAAAATTTCAGTATTATTTGGATAATTATCAGTTGAGGCATTATACCCCATATCACCATAGCCTATAATTCTAACATTACATTTAAAATCATTTGTAACTCCTTGTAATTCTCCCGCACTGTTAAATACTTGCCAATTTCTTAACGCTTCATTTTCTTCACAAATTTCTGTATCATTTATTTCAAATACATCTTCACCTGTAGCAATTCCCATATCATTATCAGTAGGAAGGGGACCTGCTATTTGAGCATGATCTGTAGGTTCACCATCATCCCAATAATGTCTTATGACAAAATTATAATTTTCATCTCTCCAATAACCTATATTTTCTCCATTTTCTTTATAATAAGAGATAGGGGCTTGATATACAACATATTGTGCTTTTATATTAAAAGCTTGAGGTTGATAATTAATTTTAGGCTTTCTCTTGATATCAGCTCTCATTAAATATTGAGAATTAGCTGCTAATAAACCTGTACTATCATATATTTTTTTATATACTGTTAATTCAGTAGGAGATACACCATCCTGATAATTCTCATTTATCCAATCAGATATAATTATCGAATTTTGAGAAGTTGGAAATTTACCTATTATTTTATTAGTTGTTACTCCATTTACAGTACCTACTAAGATAACTTGATATTCATCAAAGTTTCTATCTAAATTAGATATAGAAACAGACAAAGAACTATCTCCAGCATCTTTATTTATAAAAATAGGCGTAGTCAAACCATAGTAATCTGTAAATTTTACACTATCTATTAAATAAGCAATTGCTACAGAATACATGCCATTAGGTAAGTTACCTTGGTTTTTCTTATCTACTGATATACAAGGTATGGTAATTTTAGGATTTAATTTTAATTCATCACAATCTAACGTATTACTAAACACTTTTACTTCACAATCTGTGGAAGTATCTATAGTATAAGTATGTGGAATATTAGATAAGTTTATTATTCTATCTGGATTTAAGCCATCTACAAATATAACTTCTTCTTCACCATCTGCATTTATTCTTACAAATCCTGTAATTGTATAAAAGTTATTGAACTTCAAGCAAGGATTGTTTGCAAGTGTTGTATAAGTACAATTTAAAGTGTTTGCTATACCTATTTCAGAATTTGTGTTATCAGATGAAAAAACTAAAAATTTTTCATTTTTTAGCTTTATATGTCCATTGTATTTATATGGTAAATCAATACATTTTAATGTGGCAGGTTCACAATTAGCAAATACAATATCTCCATTGTGAGTTTGAAACATACCATTTCTATGATGAGTCAATATTTGCTCATTAGTTAGAGTATCATTCAAATCATTTTGAATACCTTTTATTATATTATTTTGAATTATATTTGTAGCTTGCTTCATTAAATACTTGGTGTTTTATCAGCTGCACCAAATAATTTGAATGCTCTGCTAATAGATTTATCTGTAAAATTAAAATTACTTATTGTAACTCCCATTTCAAGTCCTCTTTTATATATTTTTTTTTCAATTGCATTCTTTGTAGTCTTTTTTCTTATTTCATCCCAATTTATATCTTCTAATTCATTAGAAAGTATACCTCTAGATATGTCTTGTAAATTACTTTTCCATTCGTGAGTATCGTTTAGGGCTTTTACTATATCAGATATTACAACATCAAATTCAGCTCCTATGGTTGCTGTTTTGCTATCTAATGTGGTTATTGTTACATCTTCAATTTTCATTGTATCAACTGTAACAATATCCTTGTGAAAACTATCTAAGAAAGGAATTTTTAGATAAAAACCTCCTTTTAAAGTTTTTCTAAATTTACCGCAACGGTATAATACTGCCTCTTCATATTGTAAAATTACTACAAATGGAAGAGCTAATTCTAAAAAATTAAGTAAAAAATTTAGTATTTTATCAACCATTAGTTGTATATTTTATACCATTTATTGTAATATTCGGCTTGTATTTTTTTCTGAATTTTATTCCATTCGTTTACTTCTCTTGTATTAGCAAAATCCCAAGCTACAGCATAAGCTTCTTTTTTCTTTACTGTAATGTATTGGAGTTTTTGAAGTATATCTGCTTCAGAATTTAAAAACATATCTTCCAATATTTTTTCCATTACAGAATATTCATAATATGGATTTAACATTGGGTGAAATGGTATTTCAATTTCACCATCTTCTGTAACTAAGTTACCAAGATAGCAAAGATATACTTCACCACAATTGAAGGAGAATTTGAATGATTCATCTTCTATATCAATTTTATAATTTCCACCTGTTTTTTTACATGGAGAATATTCTGTACATTTGTTATATATAGAATTGGAAAGAGTTAAAGGAATAAATCTCTCATATATTAATTTGCTTTCTTTGTATGGTTGTCTTCTGTCTTCTACCCAATAGCAATTATCACAGCTATCTGTGCAAGCCATTTTACCATAGGTAATTATCTTAGTTTTATCTTTAGGTTCTTTATACAAAAATTCAAGCTGTCTTGCTTGTATACCAGTACTTGTAGTTTCTACATTTAAAATTTGTGTGCCTACTACATTTTCTATTTTAAATAAATCTCTTGGTATATCAGCCTTACCATTTTCTATAGTTAACTTACATTCTCTAGATTTATATATTCTTTGTCCTAATTTCTCATTACAATTGGCAATAACTTTAATTATTCTATCTTCATCAATAAGACCAGAATCATCATAAAGACTTAAATCAGATTTAACTGATGCCATCAGTTCCGATAATTTTATATATTTCCAAGGTAAGCTCATTATTTATTGTCGTTTTTATTTATTTCATTACTTTTTTCTGGTAATCTTTTATATGTGTTACTTAAATCTTTAAGTACAGCATCGTACATCTGAGCTTCAAGATATTCTGGTATAATAAACTTTCTATCTAAAAATCTTACACACTCTTTAGTTTCATCATTACAAGTTAAACAATTATCACATAAGTCTATATATGAAATATCTCTTTTAAATAATCCTACTATATTTACTTTTTTCCAAGAACCTTCAGGAAAGTATAAATACCCATCTGAATAAAAAACAAATTTATTTCTTTTGTTCTTTTGAAGCCATGGATTATTGGCTTTTCTTTCCCATTCTGAAGCTTTAATAACAAATAAACTTGTTTGATCATCTATAGTTGTAACACTCTTTATTATTACCCCCATACTATCTTCATATAAATCAGGTATTTTATCTTTAGTTCTATATACAGTACACAAGCTTTTAATACCACAGCAAGGATCAATTAAAGGTGCTTCAATAATTTCAACACATTTATATGGTTGAAATATTTCATCCATTTTGGGTAATTTAAGCTTTTCAGATTCACGATATATAAGCCATTTTGCATGATTTTCTAATAGGGAAAATACAGTCCTATCTGATAATCTGCTATCAGCATTAATTTCACGAAACAAGCGTTTTGTGCGATGGATTGCTTCTCTATTTTGCATTTTCTTTATAGTTATTTTGTATAGACAGTATATTCATTTTTGATGCTTTAGAAATCTTAAATAATTCAGGAGTTTCGGAAAATGCCTTTGCTGCTTTAACTGTGAAATTTCTACAAGCTTGAAAAGCGATTAATGGTAATTCTGAATTTATTTTTCTTACGTAAGCTATACTCCACACTATCTTGCCATTTTTACCACTCGACCCAAAATTTAAATGTCCTACTGGTTCTTTAGCTATAGTTGAACTATGATAATTTCTATTCAAATCTTGAGAACTAGTGTATTTTAAGGCTATTTCTCCTAAATTTAATTGGAGTTTAACTCCGTGAGAATTAGTAGATACAGTATCTGTATGCTTATTTGATAGCAATTTCCAATATTCAGAAAATTCCTTGTAAGAATATTTAGAATATTCAGGATATTTTTCTACCCATTTTTTATATAGATCTTCACTAATAATTTTCCTAGTGTATTTTTCTGATCTAAATCTTACGTCTTTTATCATTAAAAAAATTAAATAAGTTTATTTATCAAATATAAATAGTCTATATACTAATATAGTTAAAACAGCTGAGTATATCAAATAAAAATTTCAACAGTTATTAAATAAAAAATCCCCAATTAAGGGGATTCTATAACGAAACCATAGTTCAAATTACCCACCATATTTCTTTCCATCATACCAGAATTGATTATGATATACTGGAATTACTTGAGTAAAGAAATTTCCATCTTGATCTATATGTACTAAGGCAAATCCATTAATCCAATTCATTTTGGCTAACCTTGAAACATAGTTAAAAGCAGGTGCATCTGAATCTCCACCCCACCCTATATTAAATCCAGCCTTTTCTCCATCGTAAGCTATATCTATCCTGTGAGTATGAGCAAACATTACAGAAGATTTCATTCTATCCATGTGCGCTCTGGCAGGATATTTAGTACAAAATTCACCATGAATCAATTGAAGATGCTTACCTAATAAATGATAATCTTCTTTCCAATTATCATGTATTGTGTATCCCCTCTCCTCTAATTGAAGAGCTTCTGTTGGAGAAGGTAAAGCACTTGCATATTTCGAATTATTTATATCTGAAACGTGTCTTCTCCATCTGTCTTCATGATTTCCCCAAATATAAGTTTTTTCAACATCTTTTGGTAGAACTGCTTCAAAAGAATCTAAATATTTATTACCTTCTTTATATTCATATCCAAGAGTAATTCCTTCTAAGGGAACTTTATTCGGCTCATGGGCAGATAAAGAATTCATATCTAATGTATCGCCTATAAGATGAAAACCCTTTATCTTATCTCCCAAATCTTTAATTAATTCTATTAAGCCAGCTTGCATTTTTCTATTTTGAAAAGGTACGTGCTGACATCCAGAAATTACATGAATACCTATTTTAGTTTTAGGAATTGGTTTCTTATTTAACCAATGTTCTGTAAATTTAACTTTAAAAGTTGATTTAGGTTCTCCTAAAGACAAATAGGTATCTACTGCTCTATCACTGTCTTCTTTTGATTTTTGTTTATTTTGTTGCTTTAACTTAAGTCTTGCCTCAAATCTGGCTTTTTTAATCGTATCTGCAGAGCATTTATAACGTTCGGAAAGTTTTCCCGCTCCCATAAACATTCTTTTCGGATCTTCTAAAAACAAGTCTACAATTTGATTTAAATTCATATTTACTATTTAATTATTGTGTATATTTTATCATTTACTTTTTTGTTGTAGATGATAGCTATGAGATTATATTCATCTCTTAGCATTTTGTATTCCTTTGATCTTCTGTCTTTTGGAAGAGTTTCATACATCTTTTCAAGATATTCTTGAAGTTCTCCTGGAGACATTCCATGATAATTTAAGTCTATTATTTGATTTATCATATGCAAATATATGCTTAATAATCCATATAAACAAAAAAGCCGCTTAAATGTAGAAACATCAGCGGCTATAAACCAAAATCAAAAAGATTTACATAACCTTATAAGTAAAGGTAAAATTATATTTATTGTTTGTATTTGTTACTGGAGTAAATCTCCATTTAGCTCTTGTATTAGAAGCATCTCCTTTAATTTGTACTACTGTACCATCTTCAAACGCTCCTGTGCCTGAAAGATCTGCTGTACCTGTAACAGAAGAAGCTACTGGTAAACTCATACCCATTTCGCTGATTGTAGCGGCTGAAGTAGCATTTATAGTTACTTCACCCCATACAGTTACAGTATCTCCTGTTCTTATATAATAAGTTACAGCGGCTGTAGAAGCAGCTATATTAGTTGTATTAAATAAAGTTGGGGTATATGTTCCTTCAATAGCCATAGCAGTCCAAGTAGTTGTTCCACTACCATTTGTAGTAAGAGCATAACCATTTGTTCCTGCTGAATTTGGAAGAGTTAAAGTCCATGTTCCTGCAATTGCAGCTGGTTTTATAGATACTATACCAGAAGTTGAACCATATGTGTCTATCTGACCATCTATTCTCATTCTTCCTTGTGCATATATAGAAGCTCCAGAAGAAGTTCCCCACTGACCACCAGCCCCAGAACAAACTATACCATAGTTTGCACTACCGCCAGAAGCAAAAGCTAATAAAGCGTTATTAGTACCTGTTGTACCTGTTTGAGTATTTTCAAAGTATGCAGCCATACCTGTATAGCTAGGTGTTACTCTAGCTCCAGACATTCTAACATCTAATAATAGTTGTGAAGACCCTGCTGTAGAAGCAGTTGATAGTTTAAGACCATTAACTCCACTTAAAGTATCCCATTGCCATGCTTGAGCATAATTAGCATTATCTATAGAATTGCTGGCTGTTGCTGCAGATAAGTATGAAATAGGTATTGCACTAAGGCTTAAAGTACCCCCAGATAAGCTAAGACCTGATCCAATACTAAGTTGTTCAACTACCCCTGTTCCTGCAGAAGATCTGCCTAATAATTTTCCTGTAGATATATTTTGTACTTTTGCAAAAGTAACTTCATTATTACCAATATTATTAGTTACAAGAGTTCCAAATTCAAGATTACCTGAACCTGATCTTCTAAGTACTTCATCTGCAGCAGCTTGTATGTCTCCAGGATCACCTGTAGCTCCAGAAGTTCTTCCAATAATAGAATATGATACTGAATCTCTTAATTTTGAATTTGACACTGAATTATCAGCTAATCCAAATGAAGCTGCATTTGCATATAAACCACTACCTGTAATACTTAATATATTATCAGCAGCTGGATCTAGAATAACCACACCTGTAAATGTAACATCATCACTAGCAGTGAAGTTTACACTTGTACTATCTTGTGGAACTATTGCTGCTTGAGTTGCTTTTAACCCATCAGACTCAACAGATAAAATATTATCTGCATCACCGGAAAGAGTAACTACAGCAGTTAAGGTATGATTTAAAGTTCCAGAAGTTGTAAAATTAATTGTAGCTGAATCGTTAGCAGTTATAGAAGGACTTATTACATGTATACCATCAACTTGAGCTGTAAGAGCATTGTTTGCTACAGCAGATAGTTTAACAGAACCTGTTAAGGTATGATTTAAAGTACCTGATGCAGTGAAATCTATAGTAGCTGAATCGTTAGCAGTTATTGCTAATGAACCATCTACTTCTAAAGCTATAATTCTATCTTCGTGATCACATAAAACAGTTTGAATAGCACCTAATAAAACACCTATTGGCTCAGGATTATTTAATCCTGTAATACCTCTAAAACAAGTTAAAACAACTTGATTTTTAATTAGGTTAACATCTGTTATTAAACTTTGAATAAGAGCATATAAAGCACTTAAACTTGTAATATTGCCTGGATTTTGAGTTCCTAGAACTTCACAAAGTGTTGCAGCAATAAATTCTGCAAATTCTTGTTCTGTAGTTATACCTTGAGTAGAAAAACATGAAAAATCAAAATCTTCGTAAGCTGTTGGTGTTAAAGCACATATAACATCTTTCATATGTTGAAGCGCTTCAGCTAAAGTTTCGTTTTTTTCTATACTTAAACAATCAATATCCTCCGTTATAGTGACACAGGTATCTTTTATATAAGATGGACAACCAGTATCAGAGTAATCTGGATTACATGGTGCGCATGTGTTACATGGATCTGGAGTAGAGCAATTAGACATTTTTATTTATTTTAATTATTTATTATAGACTTCCATCTAAGAAGAAGCCATTTGGAAATTTATCATTTACTATTTTTAGCAATACTTTATTTTGATAGCTTTCTGGCATTTCAAGTTGTACAGTAACTATATCATTTTTAGAACCTCCTGAAGAAAATGCCACAAAATTAAATTTAACTGGATATGAAGCTAATAGAGCATTATTACCCAATGCTTCTGAATTCCATTGATTTACACCTGTGGAGTTACCTGTATTATCAGTATCAAATGCAGTAAATGATAGTGCTACACTTGTACCATTTATTATTAAGCTATCTATATTTACTTCACCGCCTACTGGGTGACCATCGTTATCATCTTGATTTAATGCAAATATATATTTATATATTACAATTGGTTCTGGTTCAGGAAGTTCTGCACATGTAGTTTCTAAAACATCTGTTATAGATATAACACTTGCTCCGTTAGGTAATGTAAAAGATTCTCCTGGTGCTAATATTACTGATTTTATTATTATAGTTGTTGATGCCATTTTATTAATTTTAAGATGCTACTGAAATTTGATAAGTTAATGTTACATCTTCATCTCCTGAATTAGTTACTATACAACATTCATTTTGAACTTGAATTTCTTTGCTGAAGCAATCTCTACAAGTTAATATAACAGTTTCACCATCATACATGCAGAATTGTGTTTTTATAGATACAGTTAAATTATCTATACAAGTTCCTGTAGGAATTGTGAAAACTACATCCCCATTATTTGTAATAGATTGAATTGAAGTTAATACAACATCTCCTGTACAATTTTTAATTGTAAATTCACTTCCACAATCAACAAAGCCAGAAGGTATAAAAGTACCAGCTCCAGATGTAAATGATATTGTAAGTTCTCTTGTATCAAAATCAAAACTATGTATAAATCCAATTTTAATTTTATCACAAGATGGCCCACAACAACCAATTTCTATAGTCTTAAGTCTAGTTAAAATATCACAAAGTGCTAATTCAATATTAGAATGAGATTGTGCTAAATTAGCTGGTGCTAAGTTCCATCCTGTTAATCCACCAAATTCATCATTAAAAGTACTACATTGATTCGCTACTGCTGATTGAATTTGTGTTTCAGTACCAGTAGCGGCTTTTAAATTACAAAAAGCTGTAGCTATATCTTTAACAGATACATCCAAGCTTTTTAATGGGGAAACACAAGTAGTTATGATTGGTAATGTATATGGTGTTACATCAATACCATCAATTTGAGTTTGTAAATCTACTACTACTGTGCCTAAATAAGCTACTTGTTCTTTTAAAGTACAAAGCTCATTTATTAAACTTTGTAAAACGCTTTTTAAATCGTAGGGAAGCTGATTACCATATATATCAAATTGAGCGAGACATTTTAAATCTAAAATTAAATTATCATTTTCTAATTCATCAATTTGAACTTGTAAATTATCTATTAAATCTTTTAGAGTACAATCATTATCAATTAAAAGTTGAAAAACTGTCTGTATAGTTCTTGGAACTGGTTCAGTAACATCTAATTTGTCTATAAGACATTGTAATGATAATGTAGAAAGATCTAAAGGATCTGATAAATCACACAATTTATCAACAATTGCATAAACTATACTGTCTAAAGTATCTCCATTAGATATACCTAAAGAGGGAATATTTCCCAAATTCCATTGGATACATTGTGGAAAAGATTTCACACAATTAAACTCTATTGTATTCTTTTTTTTCATTTTAAAATTTTCTAGGAGATCAGTATAATATAATTTAATTAATTAATATTACCAAATATACATTTTTTAAGTTAAAAATGGTTTTAGTTTATTTATGACTATCTCAGATTTTATAGATTTTGAACATTCAAAGTGTCTGGAAGTACCTATAAATTGTCTTGGTTCATACCAATTCCATCCAGAATGAGAATCTATTCTATATTTATTAAAACAACCAGAAGTTATTTGACCATTTTTAGGAGTACTTATTCTAACACAATCAGACATTTCTGTATAAGGTTCAGAAAATCCTGATATTAAAATTACAGGAATATTGCAAGCCCAAGCCAACCAAGTTAAACCACAACCTACACCCACATAAACCTCACATTTGCAAATTTCAGATATTAGATTTTCTAAGGTTCCGGGTTCTAATATTTCAGCATTATCTGGAACTAAATTACCACCATATTCTTTACCTTCTTTGGATAGGGAAAGTGCCTTATACCCCATTGAAGTTATGTAATCTACTGTATCTTGCCAACCTGTAGGGTTATTCCAATATTTAACTTGAAGGGTAGAATGTATGCCTAAACCAACAGTTTTTGTTTTTTCTACTTTTGGAAGTATTAATTTTGGCTTAATTTCTTTAAAATCTAAGCCCAGTATATCAGAAGCTGTTTTTTGCATTGGCTGACTTCTAAAGTCTAATGGATTTTTATAAAAATCAATTTCACTATATTCATTATAAAACCAACCTATATTGTATTGAGCTTCAATGTTTTGTAGCACAGTACCTTTAGGTATGAATTTTATTTCAGGATAAGTTTCTACAAATAAATTATTCATAAATGTTGATAGATAAACTTCACATCCATGCTTTAATCTAAATTCTTCTGCATATGGAATCCAAGCTAATGTATCTCCTAAAGCTGATGAATCTATATCTATTATTACTCTTTTATTTTTTAAATCTAAATCAACCTCTTTATAAAAATCTTCTCCTGAGATTATTATTTTCCAATTAATAAAGAAACTGTATAAGCATCTTGAATAAACATTTATATCTTCTTCTACTTTTAAATCAGTTTCATGTATTATTTGCTCTGTTTCTTTATTTATAAATTTAATATTATATTTTCCTTCTGGATAATCTATTAATTCTACAAAAGCACCCCTTGTGAAATTAATATTTTCTCTTTGATTTTTTGGAAATATTCTTTGATCTAATCTTACATAAAATAATATTTCAGTGTAGTAATTTAAATTACCTATCACCTGAGCTTTTGTAAGTATTACGCCATCTAAAGATGTTAAAATATAAGAAAATTTATTTTTACTAAAGGTATTAAGCACTCTTACTATCTCTTCTCTGTGATCATCATTATGTATATGAAATTCACCAGCTATTTTTCTTACATTATTTTTAATCCAATCTAAATTATCCTTAGTAAAAATATCGTATTCTCCACCTTCGCAATCTATTTTAAGAAAATCAATTTTATTTATATTTTCTTTTTCTAAAAAGGATTTGAATGTAGTTACTTGTACTTTATTACCTTTTTTATCTCCTATTTTATTAGCATTACCATCTGATTTCATTAAAGAAACTCCGTCAAACGATCCTATAGCTATTTTATAAGTTCTGAATTTTTCAGAAAATATACCTAACTGATTATAAAATAATTCATCAGGTTCTATTGCATATATTTTAGAAGCTTTATTAGTATGTGCTTTACTAAATTCTCCAACATGTGCTCCAATATCTACTATCACATCTCCTTCTTCTACAATAAAAAAAGATTCATATTTTAAAATATCTTCTTTAATTTGAGGAATATCTTGTATTTGTTCTTTTTTTTTTAAATTATCGTATATCATTTTTTGATTTGGTTTTTAAAAATATGTTACTAAAGGATTATTATCATAATCAGTTCCGTAAGTCTCAAGCTTGTGCATTTTTACAGGCATTCCATAAGATAAAGCTTCTTTTACACAAAGAGGATTCAATTCAAATTTACTTGTAAATATCATTTCGTCACATGCTTGATAGAATAATTCTACATCATCTCTTTCTCCCCATACTATACAATTATCAGGTTTGTTCTTCATTAATGGTTCCCAATAATCTCTGAAATTATCAGCTTGATTACCTACAAAATGATAAGTATTTTGTGGGTTTTGGCAAGCAATTTTAAATAATTCTTCTTGATTCTTTCCCGGGGTAAATAAGCCCACATTTAGAATGTGCTTTTCAGGTTGAGGAGTGGGTATTGGTCTGCCGAAAGGTGTATAACAAAGACCACCACTTGTACCAAAATTATTCTTTTCTATCCACTGTTTTAAAAGCCAATCATATTCATTACCCATTATTTTAACACGAGCAGAAATCTTTTCTTTTTCGGAAACTTTTAAATTTTCAATAGGATATTCCCATATATCTACTTCAGTATCAGGGAATTCTCTCTCAAACAATTCTTTTTGCCAATTTGAAACGGTAATTAATTTATCTGGTAAATATTTAAAATCTTTTCTTCTTGAGTTACAAGTATGAGATGTAACTACTATATTGTAAGTTCTGTCTGACCTATATATTTCAGCTAATTCGAACTTAGGTATAAAAAATTCAGGAACTTCTTGAAAATGAAGCACATCTGGTTTATTATCCACTATATATTTAAGCAATTTATATAAATTACTATTACATTGATACAACTTTTTAAGCTGTTTCCTCTGAACAGTATATTCATCTCCATAGTTTTTTACCTCAATAACAGTTATATCATGTTGATTTCCAAACGTTTGTATCTGTTTTAGAACATAAGCTGGCATTCCACCAGTACTAAAATGTTCACAAATGTAAAATATTTTCATTATACAAAAATAAACAAAAATATTGTTAAAATCAACTTAATCTGCAGTTTCTGTATACTTCATCCAATTTACTCCGTTGTAAACTCTAAGTCCTGGTGTATTATCTGTTTGATAAACTGCTAATCCAGCTACAGGAGTAACTATAGCATCTCTTTCAACTTTAGTCATTCTGGGTAATAATAAGCCTTGAGTTGTACTGCAACATAGTTGCTTTAAAATTTTTTTAACTTTTGCTTCTATTTCTTGTGGTGTCATATCTTTATTTTTAAGTTTAATCAATACTTTCCCGTTCTGTCGTAACAGTTAAGTATTGACTAAACAATTAATTATACTACAAATTGTTCAGTTGTAGCTAAAAACGTAAGCGTAGTGTTTGCACTTGCTCCACCTACTAAGAAATCCGTTGAAACCAACTTCTTATTTGGATAGAATGTGTAAATACTATTAGCTGGTACTGATACCGCTACTGCTAATTCTGTTCCTGCTGTATTAGCACCTGTTGCTCCAATATACAGAGTAAAAGTTGCTGCTGAAGCTGTTTTATTTACAATATCTATCTGTTTTAAAATATCGTAAACCAACGCAGATGTATTGTTATACACATTCGTTGTTAGTGTACTTGTTAGGGCTAACGGTCCTATTCTTTTAATTGTTCCTTGTGGCATATTGTTTTGTTTTTATTTTAAATTTTTAATTGTATTTTTTAATTCTTCAATCTGTTTTTGTTGTTCTTGTATTGCTTTTACTAAAATTGGTACAATATCAATTTCATTATATCCCATTTTACCTGTAGTAGGTGTTGTAAATGTTGAATTAGGTAAAACTTTTTCAACTTCCTGAGCTATAAATCCTATTTGTTCTCCTTGTCCATAATTTTTCCATTCATCCTTATATTCAAATGAAACAGGACGAAGTTTCATTATTTTATCAATACCATCTTCTAAGTCATTGATATTTTCTTTAACTGTTAAATCACTCACAGGAGCTGATAATAAACCTGCTGCATCTGCTAATACTGCACGACTTCCTGTACCTGCAAGATCAGACATAGTAGTAGGATCACTAAATGTGAATCCTGCACCACTACCTACAGCATTAAATGTAACACCTCCTGTTGAACCTACAGTAGTTAAGAAATAGTTTGATGTATTATACATCAAACCAAGTTGAGGTAATGCAGTGCTATACATTTCAGCTTGTGCATATCCTGTCCATGTAGTATTATTTACAGCAAATCCTCCTGCTTCAATAATCCATCTACCTGATGAAGCAGTAAAGTTTGTGCCATCCCCTGGATTCACTCTTGTTCCTAATGTTAGAGTTGTAGCTGCTCCAGAATCATCGGTTAAATATAAACCATTATTAAAAGAGTGAAGTCTTACTACTGAACCGCTGGTTAAATTCTGTAGTTTTAGTCCACCAGTATATCCTGAATTTGCATATCTTACTATATGTCCTGCTGCATGTTTTGCATTTGTATAATCATAGGAAGGGCCGAGAGTAACAGATCCTGTAGAAGATACACTAAGCATATCAACACTATCATATCTATCCACTCTAAATAGATCAGCTGTTTGTGTACTTCCATTTCCTGTAACAATTAGGGGAACATAGCTATTTCCTTGCCCTGTTATCATTATATTTGGCGAAGCTCCTGCTTGATATTCAAATCCAGCAGCTCCTCCAAATGCTCCACTATTATTATATATAACTTGTTTGTTTGAACCCGGAACTGCTGGTGATGTACCAGATGTTCCTGATGCTCCAGAGCTACCACTTGTTCCACTAACACCTGATGTACCACTAACGCCACTTGTTCCTGATGCTCCATTTGCTCCAGATGTACCTGATGTACCGTTTATACCATCATTTCCATCATTACCATCATTTCCGTGAATACCATTCATTCCACTCGAACCAGATGTACCACTTGTACCTGTAGTTCCAGAAGTACCGTTTATGCCACTTGTACCACTTACTCCCGATGTTCCCGATACCCCAGAAGTTCCAGACACTCCTGAAGTACCATTAACGCCAGATGTTCCGTTGACACCTGAAGTTCCATTTGCACCCGATGTTCCAGATGTTCCGTTTACTCCAGAAGTTCCACTTACTCCACTTGTTCCTGAAACACCAGATGTACCTGACACTCCACTTGTTCCGCTAACTCCAGATGTACCTGAAGTCCCTGATGCTCCTGAAGTGCTTGCTGCAACTTCAATTACTTTACCTGCTGCTGTAACAGCTAAACCATAAGTTGCTGTTCCTGTATAAGTTCCTACACCATAAGAAGTAAAATCTATTTCACCACTTGCTGTTACATTAGTTGCTCCAACACTAAATCTTTCAGTTCTTGTTGAGGCAGCAACGGTGTAAAACTTATGGCTTGATGTACTTGGTGTATAGTATGATATATCTGTGCTAAAAGAACGTAAGGCTAACTCATTAGATAATTCACCCCCACTATTAAAAGCAGAACCATTCATCCTTAATACGCCATTGTTTCCTGAATTATTGGTTAGTAATAATCCGGCAGAAGCACTTACACCACTATTAGTATTAGTTATGCCAATTCTTTGAAAAGAATTTACACTACCAGTTGCGGCTATAATATCATCCGCTGCTGTATAGGCAATCGTTATAGGAGCAGTTCCGGGAGTAGTACCAATTCCTAATACTCCTGTTAATCGCTGGTTGCCTGTTATATCAAGTCGGTACGCTGGATTAATTAATCCGATACCTACATTCACTAAATCAGACCCCGTTCCTCCTAATACGATTGAATTAGATGTTGAAACTTTAGCGTTTTTACCAATGGCAGTAGCATTAGTTACAAGTGTTGATGATGAAACGGATGCATCAATATCTGCACCGTAACCAAAGAAAGAGCAATATTCATCCCAATATCTTACCGAACTCGCAGAAAGGTAACCTGCTGCTGTTATCCATTTACTTAACCTATTTTGATAGCCCGCTGCCCCTCCTACATAAGTATTAAAAGAAGCATCTTGTATGGTGGCTGTGGCAGTTGCACCTGTTCCATCTCCTGTAATTGTTACGGTTGCACCTGCTGTCACTACATCACCTCCTCCACCTGTTGTATAACTACCTGATATGCTATTGTAGCCGCAACCGGGATTCGTAATAGTAATAGCAGTAATTGCACCTCCGCTAATAGTAGCCGTAGCCGTAGCATTTGCCCAACACACACCGGGGCTTACAGTTCCATAGGGTGCTGATATGGTAACAGTTGCAGTTGTATATCCAGAACCACCTGCTGTAACTGCAATAGCCCTTATTCCTGTTGAGGAATTAACCCCTGCAAATAAGCCAACACCAACATTACCTTCACCATCTCTTATTGAACGAAAGGCATCTCTTCCTACGGCGACTGAATTTTTTGCAGTTACTCCTTTTTCCATTGTAAATGCACCTAATGTAGCATTATCAGAACCCGTCATATTCCAGAAGTTAGAATAATAGCCAACGATAGCAGTTCTCATTCCAGATGGGTCGGAACCAATAGTAGATAAAGCACCTGCACCATGCCCAATCATTACAGAAGCAGTTACTCCTGTACCATAATAAGCAACTGATTTTCCAATTAAAACATTTTCTCCATTGGAAGTTCCTTGAGTAAACCCAGCTCCTTTACCTATATGTACATCACCACCATTATCCCAAGGATTACCTGTATTTACACCACCACTTATCCATAGTGCTTTTACAGAGTTAACCTTACCCATTAATCCTTGTGCATCAGTAGTACCTAAGAAATTAGAAGATGTTACTCCATTATTACCATTTAAAAGCCAAGCATATCTATCTAAATCTTGTGGCAATAAACCATTAATACCATCAGCACCATCTTGACCATCTTGGCCCGGAATACCTTGAGCACCTGATGTACCACTTGTTCCAGTTGTACCAGAAGTTCCATTAATTCCGCTTGTTCCGTTAATACCAGAACTTCCTGAAGTACCATCAATACTTGTAGTTCCTGAAGTTCCAGTTGTTCCAGAAGTTCCAGCTGTACCACTTGTTCCTGATATACCTGAAGTTCCATTAATTCCACTTGAACCGCTTGTACCATTTATACCAGAAGAACCAGCTGTACCTGAAGTACCACTAGTTCCTGTTGTTCCAGAGGTTCCATCAATGCCAGAAACTCCAGAAGTTCCACTGTTTCCAGAGGTTCCTGAAGTTCCGTTTATACCTGATGTACCATTTGATCCAACTGCGTGATAATTACCTTTTTTATCGGTTATATATACTTCAATATCACCATTATCTTTTAAAACATAATATCTCGAATTTGGCTCTCCTTTTGTAGGTAAAACATTTACTTTAAAATCTTTAATTTCTATACATTCCATTATTACCAATCGGTTTTATCCCAATTATTACCTTCAAAATAATTATTTACTATTACTGGTTGTTCTAATTCAATATCATCTGCATCTAATGGACAAACTTTTTTCTTCAGGAGATCTTTATAATTACCAACTAATATTTTTTTTATTTGATTTTCCTTTAAGTTTAAGTAACATAAATTTGAAAGGAATATTATTTCTAATTTCTTAAAATTAAATCCTTTAAAGCCATCTTGTACACAGGATTTTATACCATAATTATCAAATATGATATCAGCTTCGATTTTTTTAGAAAAATCTACTTTTAATCTATTTACAACAGCTTGTAAAGTTTCCATCATTAAGTTTCTTTATTCTTTTTAAGGCTTCTTCATACATTTCTATACCTAAACCTGTATCTAACAATTCTTCAACAGAGTATATAGAACCATCTATTATATCTCTTATAGATAGTAATTCTTTTTCAATACTATCATTATCTTTAATAGAGCGGTTGTGTTTACTTGAAAAATAAAGCCCTATTAATTTTGTATAATTAGACATTATTTTACATGTTCTCATGTGAGAGAACTCAATCATTGTCTCTAAGTTGGGATTTATAGAGTATTTAATATCGTAAACTCCATCCGGTATTTCTGTTAATTTACAAGGTTGTTTTGTGCAACACAATTTTAATGTAGCACAATTAAGTGTAATTGATTTCCATTTTTTATTTGGAAAATAAAAAGGTATATAAGCAAGCAAACCTGGTGGTTTAACTTCTAATATTGGGTTATCAACATCTAAATCTTCATCATAGATAGAATTATCTTCTATTTTTAAAGATTTACAATTGTATGTATTATGATATATTATATCTAATTGGTGCATAATTTTAATGAAAAAGCCAGCAGAGACAAATCTGCTCTACTGGCTTTTAATTTTATATCCGTATTAAATTATCTTTTTTTCAAAGATATATCGAATTTCGATAATACTGAACCAAATGCTAATTCAAATTCAGCGGCTTTTGGATCTCCTTCTTTGAAGGCAATCATTGCTTCAAAAGTTTCAGGATGTTGTCCAAAATTATGAGCTTTACGGAAGACATTTGCTTGTAGGAAATAAATTCTGTAGAATGCTTTTCTATCAATTTGTTGTCTTCTATTGCTGTCTAAGATTTCTCTCATACGTGGACTATCATAATCGTTAGAGAAATTTTCGTAAGCACCTGCTTTAATATATTCTCTAAGTAACCACTCACCACTTTGATTTGCAACTGCACCAACTTGAGTACGTTTTGCTGCAGGGAATTCAGTTACACAACCTTCTGGGAATCCTGTGTAGCTATCATGAATCCATGATACTTCTAAACGAATTGGTTCATCTTCCCAATAGTCATTCAATTCCATAGCACAATCGCTATAATATTTTTCTGGAATTACTGCTGAGATTTCAAGACCACATCTTTTATCTTCATCAAAAGCAACTGTTGCTGCAGGAACTACTTCCCAAAGAGCATTATCATATCCACCAAATTCAGAGAATACTGGTGTATCTGAGCTTAAACAACCATCAGTTGAGTAGCCATCTGCATATTGAGATAATGTGTAAGAATCTCTGCAATCATCACCTGCTACTAAAGCTAGTGAAGAAGCAACATATAGTGGATTATTTGCATAAAATGCTTGTAATTCTGTAAGTCTATCACCACCATCACAATCTTTTCTTTCTAAAGAAATACAAAGACTTCTTGTTGATCTATATCCAACACCTGCTGTAGTAACCCAAGCTATCGGAGTAGCTGCGGCTGGAGTACAGAAAGTATCTTGTTCTTCTGTTAAAGTAACAGAATCACTTAAAAGAGCAGTTAATTCAACTCCTGAAGGAGTGCTTAATTCTACTATTGCATTTCCATTAGCCTGAGCTTGGAAAGTTGCTGTGATAACTGGAGTTAAGCTGTGAGTTGTACCTACACCAACTACTGTTAAATCAATTGCTGTGCCAGCTAATGCGTTAGCATAAGTTGTAGCTAATTTAACTACAGTAGAGCTAACTTTGATTACAAAGTAATCTGTAGCTGTAGTAATACCAGTGATTGAAGTACCACCACCATTTGAATAAGTTACTTTATCACCTGTTTCAAATGTTGCAAAATCTGCATCGGTTATTGTATTTGCTGTAACGTCAACACCTGTTACAGTACCATTAAAGGTTGCTTTTGTAGCTGTTTCATAAGCTGTACCAATTGTATCAGCAAATGTTTGTCTTGCACCTGATGTAGAAAGATCTTCTGTTCCTGCTAAAGGACGAGATACTCTATAAACATCATTTGAAGGAACTGTTGTATATCCTGCTGGACACACATCACAAGTAGCTATTGCAAAGCTAACTGCCGGTACAAAATCTGATGCTGCTACAGTACCGAAATATTCGTAAACTGAAGTTGCAGTATCGCTATTGTAAGATTTTCTTGTAACTACTCCTAAAGTACCAACTTGAAGTTGAACTGCTCCAAGAGCTTTATTACTGTTATCATCATATGCAGTCAATGTATATTTGTTAATAGTCATTGATGGTGCAGCATAATCATTTGTTAGATATCTTGCCTTAACACCTATTTGTTGTAGTTCATTATGGTTGTTAATTCTTTCTGCAAGTGTTCTTACAACACCTTCACAATCTACTCTATCATCAACACAACCTGAAGTACAATTATCTGTACCGCAACAGATTGGATCTGTAAAGATTTCATGCTCTAAAAGTTTCGCCCAACGTCTGAATACTGGTGAACCAGAAGCTACGATACGAACACCGTAAACTTTACCACACTCGAAAGTAGGTATAGTTTCATTACAACCTTCTGTTCCATTATATCCAAGAACCCATTTTTCAGCTTTCACTTTAACTGGATCTGAATATTCAAACTTAATTACATCTTCTCCTTTAAACTGCCATCCAGAAGCACCACCTTTTGGTAGTTGCATTCCAAACATCCATTTGTCAAGGAAATCTTTAGTGTGTTCAGAGCTATACCCTATGTAGAACACTTTACCATTGCCACTAGCTGTAGCAATATAGTTCGTATCTGCGTCATATAACCCTACTGATACACTACCTGCAAGATCGTAAAGATCTCCGAATGCTGTTGGGCCATTTGCTCCATTAAGAACTTTTCCTGTTACAGGAAACAATGGAACTGGAAAACGATGATTATTCATGTTTTTATTTACTTTTTGTTATTAAATTATTAATTATCTGTTTCTTGTTTTGTATTTGCTATTTCGTAAGCGTTTGTATTTTCAATATCTCCAGCTAAAATTTTAACTGCTTCATTTATTATTTGTTCTGCTACATCTTCTTTCCACTCCCACACTTTATCGTAATCTGATTTTAAACAGGATATTTTAGCAGGATTTCTATAGTATGTTAAAACAACTTCTTCTACTGTAAAATCATTATTATGATAAACTCTAAATTTATTGGAGAGCATTGTATGAAATGTCTCTTCAAAATCAAAAGAGGGTTGAAAAGTCCAATCTTTTAAATAATCGTCTACGTTTGACTCTTCAACAAAATAAGATTTTATACTTACTTTTTTACAATTTTCCTTAGAAACTACTGGTGATAATCTTTTATAATATCTGTAGTCAGCGGGAATCTTAACAGTTTCTGAAAATATTCCTCTATTTGTCACAGACATTTTTCTATCTGTTAGAAGAATTTGAAGATCATCTACTCTTTGTTCTGATTGTTCATCACTTTCTTTAAATTGATTAAATCCGTGATGTTGTCTTCTTACCCAATCGTTAACTCCTTTATTAAGAGCATCTTCATATTCCTCATCTAAAATATTAGAATTAAAATTGGTATCTTGCTTTTGAATCCTTTGCTTTATTCTTTCTATTGCTATACCAGAAGTCATTCTTAATTATTTAGTTTTTCTTCTACTGCTTTTTTAATATCTATAAACTCATTTGTATGTTCTGGTTTTAAAAGAATTTTAAGCGATTCGTCTAAATTTGAACCAAGCATTGTCATTCTTTTAGCAGTTTTAAATTTACCATCATCAAGATATAATTCTCCAAAATGATAAGCCGCTTTTACAATGGCTTTACCTATAACGCCTTCTTTATTATTTTTCCATTCTACAAAATTATCATAGAATTTCTTTGCACAATCTTTTTTACCAGTCTTAACATGTTTTCCTTCTATGAATTCCATTAAGGTTTTTTCAAATACTAGTTTAGAAGTATTTTTTGTAAAACCATTATTAGAATCTATTGTATTCCATGTAAGATAAAGAAGAGCATCTATTCCTTTTTGTTCTAGAAGTGTATCAAGTGCTGCAACAGCTTTTCTTTTAACACCATAGTCTTCTTCATAATTTTTTTCTGTAAATTCATCTTCACCTGTAAGATAGAATTTTTTTCCTGTTCTTTCTGCAATTTCAAGTGTTGGGGCTATCGAGCCAAATCCACCACCTATAACTTGCATTCTAAATATTAAATCTTCAACATTTTCATCATCGTAAACATTTGAGAATGTTGTATTTGTAATTCTTAAAGCTGCTCTGTTATCTGCCCAAAATGTTTCATTTGTAGGATCAATAGCATGTTCACCATAAGCATTTTTAACTTTTTCTCTTGCTGATTCTGCTACTTTTACAAACACTTGTTTTTCTTCATCTGTAAGAGCATTATTTGAAAGAATATCTTGTTCTGATAAACCTGTAGTAAATTTTACTTTATCTTTACTAATTGGTATCGCAAGTAAATCTTCTGTAACATTTACAAATGGACTTTCTCCTGTACCAAAAACTTGACTACCACCTTCATGTTGAACTGTTGAATGAATAGCTTTAATTAAAAATTTCATATTTATATTTTTTGATTTGGTTATTACATTTGGTAAATCAGTAGTACAATCCCACTAAGTCCTTCTCTTTATCGCCACGTAGAGGCATGTAATTTGATAAAGTATGTGTTGTTAAGCACAACACACAAAGCTATGATATATACCGATGAGTATCAAATATTAACCTTATAGGTTAAAGAATAGCCTCACCTGTGATTGGATTTCTTGGAACAAGTTTTAAAAGTCTTGTTGGATCCCATACAACTGCTGTATCAGGGATTGCTCTGAAAAATGCTCCAAATCCAGTTTTAAGGTTTGAACCTTGGTGAACAGGAATACCGTTATAGGTCATTTCGTAAAGCGGATGCGAACGAGTACCATTAATAACTTCCATTCTCATTCCACCACCACCTAAAAATTGATTTCTTAGAATTCTGATATTAGAAGCAGAAGTATCGTAATCTTCTATAATCATAGAATATGAAGAAAGTCTATAACCGTTTACAAGCGGATTATGAATATCATCACCTCTATATGGATCAAGAGAAGTATCTTCTTCTATAACTAAAGTGAATTGACCAGCGATAGTTACTTCTTTATACCAAGGAGTGAAAACTTTAAGACCAGTTTTGTATGTACCTTCATATTGTCCAAGTTTATCAGCTAATAGTAAGCCACTTGCTTGAGCATTGAATTCTTCTTTAAACGCTTTGTTAAGAAGTTGTACACCAGCTCTACCAGTTCTAATTTTATATCTAACCTCATTACCGTAAGTAGTAGGTTCTTGTTTACCAGCTCTGAAGCTTCTGATAGCAGAAAGAATAATTTCTTTGCTAAAAGTAGGAATAGAGAAGATATGTTTATAGCCAGAATAATCTAGTTGATGCCATATACCCGGGTGAATGTATGATTTATCAAAACCATCACTACCTGTTGAACCACCTGGTTCCCAAACTATTGTATTTATAATTTCTTTTTCAAGAATACCCATTGATATTTTATCATAGAGCATCGTAAAGAATTTAAATCCAATTACATCTTGAGATGAAGAACCACCGGATTTAAGGAATTCTGTGTAAGTTTTAGTTGAAGGAGACATTGGTGATTTAATACCTATGTATTCTACAACTGAGTTTAGGTTATTCATAACCCAAGCTTTGTCTTCTACTCTACGACCACCAGCAAAATTACATGCTTGGTCAGTCATATGATAGTGAGTTTGAATTTCGAAATTAGATAGGAAGCTTAAAAACTTACGTTTTGCTCCACCACCTATTTCCCATGAGTCATAATCTTGACCAAATTCTTTACTTCTAGTACCGTTTAATTTGTAAAGGAAGCTGTTTGGTTGAAGAATATTAGCAGGAATGCTTTTTTCACCTCTCATATTGCCACGATATACAACAGAGTATTGAACATTCTGACCACCACCTGGTTTACGTTGAACATCAATAACTTCTAATGCATAAGGAAGCATTGGGTTAGGAGTTATACGTGAACCAAATCCGCCAAGTCTACCGTTTGTAACAGTAATCTTAAATGGTTGTCCACCATAACCTAATTTACTTTTGTCTTCTGCATCTACTGAAACAAGTTTTGTTTCATTTTCTTGTAAACTTGGTAAGTCGAAACTCCAAGTATCACCATTAATATTCTCGATAGTTTTACCTTGAATGTTAGCAATCATAAATGGAAGATCTTCCTTGTGAGAAAGAGCATATACGTCTCTTACTCCGAGGTGAGTTTGTCCACCTATAGCTGCAAATGGTAGTAAAGAAGGTAAGTCAACGTGATTAGTCAGCGTTGGAGCCTTATATTCGTGTAGTAGAACACCACTAACTGGTGAACCCTGATTTAAATTCCACATCTATTTTATAATTATTAAATTGTCGTTTTTTATTAACCAAAATATCCGTAAGAGGATTTTTTGATTGGTTTAACTCTTGGTTCATCTTCTGAATCTGTAGAGTTAGAGCTTATACCAGATTGTCTTAATACTTTCTGAACACCTTCTGCTTTTTTACCTGCTTTTTCTGTTAGGAAATAAGTATCAAAAAGCTTTTCATCTTCACCAAGTAATACAATCTTCGAAAGAGCTGTGAAATTACCTTTTGCAATTAGATTATCTATTATTGTATATATTGGTAATCCACCTAATTCTTTATCTGGAATTAAAGCACTTGCAATCAATTGCTTATGCTCAGTTTTTAATTTAACTCCATCAAGATCTTTTGATTTGAAAACAGTGTTTTCTAAATTTTGATAGTGATTATTCCAGAATGCCTCATTTTTTAATTCTTCTTTTTTCTTTTCTTCGAGAACTAAAGCAGTTTGTTGTTGATTAAACTTGTCTAAAACAGGTTTTAAATCTGTTGCTTTTTTCTCTAATCTATTTCTTTCTTTGAGATCTGTAATTTCATCTTCGATTGCTTGAGGCGGCAATCCTTGAATAGATAAGGAAGCTCTTACTATTTTTTCTTGATCTTCTGCAACTTTTGGATCTAAAGAATTAGAATATTCCTGATTTTGAACTGCTGTTAAAAGAGGAACTAATTCTCCCGGATCTTTGTATCTATCTGAATTTTGAATTAAAAATTGCCAAGCTGGACTTTTTGTAGCAAGTATTTCATTTACAAGCTCTTCTCTATCTTTAGCTTTAGCACCTTCAACCCAAGACTTCTTATTATCTTCTATTAATTCAAGAACATCTTCAAATGTCTCTGGTAAAACATATCCACTCTCTGTACCGTCTGAATAAGGATTTAATTTATTTTCTTTAAATAACTTATCTAGTCCTTGTTTAAAACTATCATCTAATTTAGTTTTTCCTACTATTGCTTTTTCAGCTTCGGCTTTTGCAGCAAGTTCTTCAGCAATTTGTTCAGGTGATTTTTCAGTACCATCTGAATTTTTAGCTTCAACTTTCTTTTGTTCAAATTCTTTAGCTAAATCTTCTGCATTCTTATCTTCTAAAGGTAATTGATCAAAATTCCATACCTCATTTGCAGGGGGCGCTTGTTGTTGATTTTGAGTTGGTGGGATTTGATCTTGATTTGAAAAACTTTTTGCAAGTTCTTCTGCGGACATTGTTCCTATTTCCATGTTTTTACAATTTAATATACGTTAATTAATTTAACTTTCCAAATTTATTTGATTTATTTTCCTAATATAACACTATTTTGTAACTCCTTGTTTTTTAGCTATTTGTTTAGACAATTTTTTATCTGTCTGTCTATTCATATTAACTATTGCTGCGGCAAGTTTCTTTTGTTCTATAGCAGTCTTATTAAGCATTTGTTCTCTTGCTAAGCTTTGAGTATCATTATGTTTTTTTTCATCGAAGGTTAATTTTTTATCAAAATTAACTTGTGTGTCTCTCAGTTGCTTATCTTTTCTTATATTTTCTGCTGCGTCCAACATTCCATCAGCATCTGCATCAGTTTGAATACCACCTAGAGCTCTAGTTTCAGCTATTTTTTCTTCAGATTCTCTATCAAGTTGATCTCTTTCTTTTTGGTAAGCTAAAAGTTCATCTTGTCTTTGTTTAGCTGCATCTCTTTCAGCCTGAGCTTCTTGCATTTCTCTTTCATATGCTTGCTGCTCTTTTTTCTCTTTGGAGATTTGAGCTTTTCTCAATTCTTCTATTATTTCAGCTGGACTATCTTTTTCTATTCCTTGAGCAAGTTCTAGTAAAGAGGCATCGGTAGTATTATTCTCTAAGAATAGTTTTTCTAATTTAGCTTTAATAGTAGCTTCTTTAATATCCGAAGTACATCTTATATTATAATTTCTAGGAAGACCTTCCATGTTTTCAACCTCAAGAAATATATTTTCTTGGTCAGTTGTCTGATAAGCTACTCTTGCAGATTCATGATATGTACAATAGTATTGAGCTGCCTCAAGCATTCTTGTATAAACTCTTGGCATAAACTCCACTATATGTTGGTGAAAATATGGCTCTGTTTGAGTTTCAGAGAAATTAATATCATTTTCTACACCTGTAGCAGTTTGACTAGGTTTTGATTGAGCTAGTCTTGAATCTGATATACCTATAATTTGTCCTGCCTGTCTTTTAATACCGTCTGCTACTTCAAGATAAAGCAAACCTTCTTTAATTCTTGATAAATCAAGTACTTCTGGTCTAACCGGTAAGGCATTGCCATACTGCATTAATATATCTTTATCAGGAGGAGTATATTCAAATATTTTATCTTCTCTTAAAGTTCTAAGCATATCCTCTCTTGGATTAACTCCTTCTGAACCCGGAGAATTATTCATCATCATAGACTTAGCATAAGAAGCAACAAGACCTATATCATGAAACATAATTTCAGGAATTTTATTTCTTGCTATGTTATAATCTTTTTGAGATGGTGCAAGCAAATCTACTACTGAAACTGGTCTAACCTGTTTCATCTTAAATTCAACACCTTCTATTGGAGGGTAAACTTCATATGGATTATCTTTATTACCAGAAAATTGAAACTTAACTCTATCTCCATCTATATAGATTGGATCAAAGCCATATGTATTTTGATTTTTCCAAAAGGCATTTTCAACATTATTGTTAATTTTAATAATGTGTCTCCATTCGTTAACCCACTCCCAATCAATATGCTCACCATAAACTAAATTAACTTTTGATTTTTCATTAGTTATAGTATTATCATATATAGGTTTTATAGTTTGTTTAAAATTTTCATCTATCCAATTTTGAAACACTACTTGACCTGATCTGTCTTTTTTAGTTAGCCATCCAATTTTATTTTGACTTTTCCAATAAAGCCTCATAACCCTAAACATTTTGGGTGATGAGAAACTAACTGATCCATTGCTAAATACACCTGCTATAGTTTCTGAAGATGCATTTCTAAAATTATTAGCTATTGCATCTAAATTTTCTCCTCTCCAATAATCAGCCATTGGTCTGTTCATTCTACCTTCTGGATAAGGTTTAGATGAATCATAATAAGCTCCAGGAAATCCAAGTTCATGAGCAACTAAAGATGTTCCACCACCATTTTGAAGAGTGTTGCTATAAGTCTCTAAAGTTTGCTTTAAAAGATCAAATTGTTCTTTAGTTAATTTTCTTCCAAATTCATTGATTATATCTCCGGTAGTCATTTCTTCAAACCATCCTACATAATCTCCTTTAGAAACATATTTTATATTTTTTGACTGATGTTTAAATACATCTGCTGAATCTAAAAATTTTGGTTCATAACCGTCTTCCTTCAAATCAATATGCCAATATTCTGCTGAATTACAATTGGTTTCCATGAAAGCCTCTCTTTCAAGTTCAGCCATCCCAAACCTATCATAATCCTTATTTATTACATGTTGTCCAAATTGTTCATAGATATGTCTATATGATTTGTATTTTCCTTGTGCTACAGCTAAATCTTTAGCAGCTTGCATTTCAGAATAATATTCTTGATTTTGTTGACCATTTTCATCTACTTCAGATAAACCAGCTTTTTGTAAAGCCTCTTCTCTCTGAGAGATTATAAGTTTTGTAAGAGTAGAATCTACAAGACCTCTCTTATATTCTAATTTTTCATCTTCTGTATTTCTATCAGTACAAGAAACATATACTTTAAGATTTCTTTTTAGGAATTCTCCGTCTAATACCTTTAGAAAAGGTGGTATTAATGGATGAAAACTGTGAAGAGAGTTTTGTGTTTCTTCTGATAAATTCCAGTTTTGTACTTGAGCTATATCTCCAACATCTGCTATTAGATAATCTTCCATATCTAATATACCTGAAGCAAGCCTTCTATTTTTAATAATTTTTCTTTTCTTTAATTTAACTTGATTTAGCCCTATCCATTCAAAATAATCTGCATTCCATTCCTTCCATTCTTGGGTTTTATCTTCAAGTTCAACCATTTGCCAAGGGGTAGCCTCTAAAAAAGAATTTTGATTTAAATTTTTTTTAGTTACCTCTCCTTTAATCAAATCTCTACCAGTAAGAATAATTTTGTTACTAATTTTCAATGTTAATAATTTAAAAGTGATCTATTGTTATTATTCTTTTGATTTGGCTTTCTTGAAATTGGTCTTCTACCATAACTAGGTAACATACTTCTTATTTTTGGCTTTGGTGGTTCTTTTGGTTTTAATGCTTGAGATTGTTTATATACTTTTTTCTCATATGTTAATTCAGCTGCAGTTCCGTAGGAAATAGCTAATGATGATGATATGAATGAGTCAAAGTTATCTTCATCATTATAAAGCTTATATTCTTCTAACATCCAATAGTCATTTACAAGTTGGTAGCCTCTTATTGTTTTCACAATATCTCCTAATTCTTCACTATCCTTAACTTTTTTATGTATTGTATCTACTTCTATTTCTAAATAATCGTAAGCATTTTTCTTCAAAGTTCTTTCTAATGCACCATCAGCTCCTTTGTAAATTCCATACTCATCGTTCTTTGTACCTGCCATATCTATATCCTTATCAAAAGGAAGATCTTTTTTCATGGCTATTAAACTTGAGTAACCTTTTCTTCTACAGAAATTTATAAAGTTATCTTTGTTTCTTTCACAGGCTGCTTTAGCTTTATATAATCTGAGTAAAAGCAAACCCATTTCATTAGTGTCTTCAACAGATTTAAATCTTCCTCTATATGTAGCAACTATCTTGCCTCTAACTGTTTTTTTATCTCCTGTTGTTTGGTCTATTTCTGTATATCCTCTCTTATAAATGTGCATTGAAAAAACTGAAGGAGAAGTAAAGTTATCTTGTAAGCCTATTGGGTCAACTCCTGCATAATATAAATTTGGAGTTCCATGTTCTGGTTTTTCCCATATTGTAACACACCCTCTTTTATCTCTAAGTGTCTCAACTACCGGATAACCTATTTCTTGTGGTCTATCATATTCAGCAAAGTCTTCTAACTTCTTTAATTTTATATCGCCATTTTTATCTTCGTAAAGCAAGCCTTGATCTTGCTTTATATCTCCACTAGCCAATTGTATTTTCAGTTCTTCTTGTCTTCTTTCTATTCTTTGAACATTAAAATAAGCTTGCTTTCTCCAAGCAAAAGCTTCTTTAATTGTTTTTGGGTTTTGAGATTTTCTTAAAATATATTGTTCTGGTGGTAATTGCTTCCATTGCTCTTCTTGTTGTGCCATAAGTTCAAGAGCTTTTTCAACATCTGTATTTCCAAATTCATCTACTGCTTGAGGCATTCCATATTGTGTCGGTATAAATAAACCACACATTTTTGTTTGTTTTGTCTCGTCATACCAATTAGTAGGTACTGCTAACATTTCATACTTTTCTGGATCTTTCATGAATTCTCTAAGTGGACCACAAGCATCTAAATCACCTACTGAACCACCTATACAAAAACTACCAGATTTTTCATTTCCACTTTCGAGAGCGGGTGCTAAGTACTGTAATGTAGTATCTGCTTTTGGTGCAATCCCGCCTTCTTCATGCCATATAAAATATGCTGCTCCACCCACTGCTGTTGTAACATCTCTTTTAAGAGTCTTTGCGACAAGTGTTGATTCATTACCTTCTGTTACCCATTTACCAGCAACTTTTATTTTTTCTTTCTGTTGAATAGATGGATAACTTTCTGGACTAAATATTCTAACCCATCCTGTATGTTGATTTAAATGGTTTTTATAAGCATTAATCATTTTCCAAGAACCATTCACATCATCTAGATATGCTTCATCAGAAGCAAGTATCTTAACAGTCTTTTTATTTTCAAACCAAATAAAATTAAGAACTTTTGCAGAGTGGCAATTTGAGAACATCATCTGACGTTTTTTTAAAATTACAGAATGTAAATGTAATAATTCTGCAATTTTTTCATATATCATCATGTGATATTGAACATCTCTTATAGAACAAAAACTTTCTTCATTACCTCTCTCCTTATTAATAATAGGGCAAAAATTAAGAAGAAAATAATAATCTCTAGTTAAATACCAAACTTTACCATTATGTTTCCACAATACTCCTAATCTACATTTTAATTCTTCTTCATCCCAAAATTTCCAATAATCTGTACTTCCCTCTGCGACAGAAGTGTATATTTTATCTTTTTCAAAGATCTTTGCTAATCTATTCCAATCTAAAGTAGATTCATCAAAAGCGTATTTTCCTGGTTCTTTAAAACAATTTTCCAAAAGAAAGTTTGCAAATTCTTTCTGAGAATTAAAAGATGTTATTTCCCACTCTTTTTTATTAGCATCAAAAGTTGGTATATTTTTTATAGGTACTTTCACTATTCTAGTTCGTTTGCCTTGCCACCAATTGTTCTGGTAACAGCTCTTCTCCCCCCTTTTCTTTGTACTGATCCATTTTCAGCTTCAAATTCAGAGTATGCTTTTTTAACAGCTTCTCCAACAACACTAGACATTTTTATTGCTCTGTCTATTTCAGTAATGTTTCCATCATCTCTTGAAACTGATACATAAGTATCATGTATAGTTTTATTTAATTTATCTTGTAATGCTTTTTTAGCCAAGTATTCTCTATAAGATGGTGTTTCAAAACACTTTCTTGTTAATTCTATACCATCTGTATACAAATCATCTAACCAATCTATATCTAATGGAAGATCTGGACATACATGTCTAATTATGAATTCAAGCTTTTCTCCTTCATCTATGTTGGCAAATGGATTAGTATCTGGATTTAAATCAGACATATACTCATAGACAGTAAATACTTTAGCAGCTATGACTTCTCCATATGTATCTATAACTTCTTTTAAGCGAGCAATCGTATAACAATGTTTTGTTATAGTTGCTCTGCCATTTTTCATTTCATATAGATTAGCCTTCATTTATTTGATTCTGTTTTTTAATCTGTGTTTTAGAAGTTTTTTAACTTCTTCTAAAAGATAAGGAACTTCAATAAGCTCTTCATCTAATATATCATCCTGGTCATTTGTTTTTATATGTCTTATATGTAATTTTCCTGGTTTTAATTTTTTATTATACACCCAAAGAAGATACATATATATAGACATTTGTAATGCTGCCTGATAAAAATTACAATCTTGTATATGTTCTATAGGAGAGTAATAGTATCTTGGGGGAAGTACGAAGCCATTTTTAAGTCTAATAGAAGAGTTTCTATATATTCTTTTGGTAGTCTTAGAATCTTCTATATTTATTGTATTGTTTTTTACTTCCACTTCGTCTGCATATCCTACTAATTCATATTTAACTGAAACTATTCTTTTCTCTAAATATGAAGTATTGTTTTTTAGGATATTAGTAGAAGGATTAGGATCTCCTTTTCCTTTGGTGTCTTCCCATCCTTCTACTATATATTTTTTGATTTTGGTTTTTTTATCTTCTATTTTTTTATGGAGCTTCTCTCCTCTTTTAGTAGCTTCATCATATTCTTTTTTAAGAATAATTTCCATTTCTTCTATGGCTTGTTTGGAAGCTCTTTCATTCTCTTCTTTTAATCTTTCCTTAGCCTTTTTCTTAAAATTAAAAGGTTCTTTAAATTCAGAGAGGAAAGCTTTTACTCCTTTGTAAGACATAATCCTTTTATTTGTTTGGCTTTTTGTATTGGAGAACCTTTTAACTCAATAATTTTTACATTGTCTGTAAAAGTAGGTAATCTCATTACTCTTAATTCAGTTGCTAATTGTCTTTGTTCATCAGACATACTATCTGCTTCAACATATTCTACATATTGTTTCCATTCTGGAAATTCTCTTTCTAACGAGAGAACAAGCATTTGACATGGCATACATCTGTGTACAGCACTAAATAATTTATATAACATTGGCTTTAATTCTAAATACTTGAGAAAATGATTGTCTATTTATAGTATAAGTCAGGTTAATTGATTTTGCTTGTTTACCTCTACCAGATTTATTAGAATTAAAACTAATTTTAAATATTGCTTTTGAATTTGGTTGCATTGTACTGTAGTCAACACTACCTGTTGTGCAAGAGCAACTGGCATTGCTAGGTATTAGATTAACTGTAGAAGAACTATTGTTAGTAACATTTACATCAACTGATTTGGTTTGTCCATGTTTTACATCACCCAAATCAAATTCTAAATTATCGAAATTAATCATATTATGAAATTTGTATTTTATAAAAATTTTTCTTTGGATTATACTTGTCGATTTTTTCTAATTTATCATATTTCCACAAATATCCACCAGCAGATTTACATTGTTCAGTCAAACATTGTCCAATAGTTTTTATATTTGTCTGTGTTTTAGCTTCTTTTAAAGAAGGCCATTCTTTTATAAACTCGCCGTTCAAAGAATACTGGTAACATTTTTTAATATAAATATCTTTTTCATTTAAAAATAATTTTCTTGGATTATTATTTTTCATTCTTTCCATTACTTTTTCCCTTACACCCGGAATGTCAAATGGTAAATATTTACCATTTTTGTTTGGATTATTTATTTTCATCCTATCAGATAGAATCTTTTTATGTCTGTTAGATATTTTCTTACCGATTCTATTATTATTTGATTCGCCACCATCTGTTAAATTAGCCAAACATCCTGTTTTTAAATTAATTCTTCCATAAAGCTTTATAAATTCAATTTCTTTATTTAGTATTTCATTTTTACTTGGTGATTCAAAAATAACTTCTATTTTGTAACTAGTTTTATTAATTATATTTTGAACTAATTTATTTTCTTTATGTTTACGAAAAGCTCTTGAATATTCTGATTTAAAACTTCTATGAATTTTATTACTTTTAGTTCCCATCCCGATATAAAAAGGTTCATTTTTATCAAGTCTAATATATCTGTAAATATAATACAAAATAATTTAGTTTAAATTCTCAATATTATTTTTTTCTTTAAATAATTTCCACTCAATTTCAGACATTAGTTTTGGATAACATCCTTCCTCACAAGCTTGAGTCTCAAAAGATTTTTCAATTGTTAAACATCCGCAATTTTTGCATCTTAACTCTTGAAGACATTCTGGACTCTTTTCTTTTACCTGAGATAATCTCCAAATTGACTGTTCATCTATATGTTTTGGATTATCTAAAAATTTTGAAGTAGATTTCCAATGTCTTACTTCTGCTTCAACATAATTAACAATATTAGAGAGATTTATTTTTTTTGGATTTTTGAATTTTTTCCTGTTTTTTAGCCATGCAATAAGCTTCATAAGCTTCTTTACCATATTTTTTACATTTTACCTCATATCTATCCTTTGTATACTTTTCATACTCAGAAAGAATGAAATTATAATTTTTAATCTTATTAAGAATTTTTAATTTATTTTCTTCTGTTATTGTTGGATCTCCTTTGATAACTCTATTGTAAATAATAAGCTTATTATTCGTTTTCTTATTTTTAAAGAACCAACTACCAAAATGTTTTAAATATATTTTAAGACAATCTGGGTTTTTAGTCCAATCGTAAACTTCTGTAAATACAATATTATTTATTGATAATAGCAAGTTCAAATCAACATTATTCTCTTCAGAGACTTCTTTACAAAGATTTTTATGATCTACAATCATATATCTAAATTATGAACAGTATACTTAAATATAAGTTTTTTACTATCTAAATGTGGTAGATAGTCATTAGATACAATCCATTTATTTGCTTTTGGTCTTTTTATTATTCCAAGTGCTCTTGCCTTACCAAGCACATTTCTTATAGATTGCACTGAGTTTTCTGAAAGATCTCTCTCTACACAAACTTCAGTAAATCTTTTTAAATCATCCTTAACCATTAATCCACCAAAATCATACAACTCACATATTATAGATAGTTCTCTATCAGATAGTTTTTTTATATCCACATTTTTTTCTATCATCTTAATATAAAAATGTATCCTTATTAAATCTAATAGGTTATTAATTTTTACATCATCTTTTATTACTGGATAATTTTCCATCTATTATAATATACATTAATTTTATTAATTTTCCAAATCTATTTGCCCTTTATAAACTTTATAAGTTTTTATTGGCAATAAACTTCTTTTTAGCCTTATTAAGATATTGTCTTAAAGTAAAAAGCCAATCTGAATTAGATTTGACTTCTTCTATCTTTTTTGTATTCCAAGCTAATTTACCATTGTCTGATAAGACAAATTCCATATATCTGTTTCCAGCATGGAAAGGATTGGTTTCCAAAATCTCTTTTAAAGCGGATTCAACATCTTCCTTATGTTTATTTAAAGATTCTTCTACAGATAAATCAGAAGATACAACAATTTTATTAGTTGATTGATCGTAATCAACAACTGTAGGTTGCTTGTAATCCCCGTATCTATCTGTAAAAGAATCTGTTCCGTAAGGCATTAATCTAGAATTTTACTTTTTTCAACTGTATTTTGAGTATCTGCAGCTTTAATTTTTTCAACTTCCATCAGATACTTAGGTTCTATTTCAAGATTCTTTAAGAAGAAATCCATCTTTTCAAATCTATATCTCATAAGATCTGCTTCTGCTTTCCAATAAGCAACTTCTAACTCTTTATCAGCAATTAACTCTTTGTTTCTTCTGATAATTTCTTTTCTTTCTTTTTGCGCTTTTAAAAAAGCAATTTTGAAGTCTCTATCAGAAAGAGGCTTTTGTTCTTCTGTGTTACTAACAACCTCATTAGCATCAAAATTTTGATTTTGCGTTGCCATAGTATTTAATTGATCTTGTGTTACTTCTACTTGCATTTTAGTTTGTTTGTATGTTTTTATTATTGTTTGATATTACACATTCTGTTGTAAGAAGCATACTTCCTATTGAAGCTGCATTTTCAAGAGAGACTCTTGCTACTTTAGTTGGATCTATAACTCCACTAGCAAGCAAATTTTCATATTGTCCTGTTCTGGCATTATAACCAAAATCAGCTATACCTTCTTGTATTTTACCTATTATAGCCCCTGAGTTTAAAGCTCCATTTTCTAAAAGGGTAGTTAGAGGTGCTTGAATAGCTTTTGCTACTATATTAGAACCTATCTGCTCATCACCTGTAGCTTGAGATAAGTTTAGAACAGACAATGCTCTTATGTAAGCAACTCCACCACCGGGTATTATACCTTCTTCAACAGCAGCTTTAGTGGCTTGTAGAGCATCGTCAACACGATCTTTCTTTTCCTTCATTTCTAATTCAGTAGTAGCTCCCACATATAGTACAGCTACACCACCTGATAATTTAGATATTCTTTCTTGTAATTTTACCTGATCAGGAACTATTTTAGTAGATACTAATTGAGCTTTTAATTGATTAACTCTTATTTCAATATCTTTTTTATCTCCTTGTCCGCCTATGATTGTAGTGTTATCTTTAGTTATCAGAATTGTATTAGCTTCTCCTAAGTCTATTACATCTGTTGATTCAATTTTCAATCCTCTATCGGATGTAATGTATGTACCACCCGTAAGAGATGCAATATCGTGAAGTATTTCTTTTCTATTATCTCCAAAACCCGGTGCTTTAATAACAGCTATTTTAAGCTTACCTGCCATTTTATTATGGACTAAACTTTGAAGAGCTTCTCCTTCTAAATCTTCACATATAATAAGAAGTGATCTTCCAGCAACTACTACTTTTTCTAATAGGTGAAGGATTTCTTTCATCATTGTTATCTTTTTATCATATATAAGTATATATGGATTTAATAACTCTCCCCTCATCTTTTCTGTATTTGTAACAAAGTATGGAGAAATATATCCTCTATCTAACATCATACCTTCTACTATATCTACAGTTGTCTCAATACCTTTTGATTCCTCAACTGTAATAACACCGTCTTTACCAACTTTTTCAAAAGCCTGTGCTATTAATTCTCCTACTTGCACATCACCATTTGCTGATACTGTAGCAACTTGTTTAATTTTTTCTAATGTATCCCCTACTTCAGTAGACTGTTCTTTTAATGAATTTACAACAATCTTAACTGCCTTATCAATACCACGTTTAAGATCAGATGGATTACATCCTGCAGCAAGCATTTTAAAGCCTTCACTTACTATAGCCTGTGCTATAATTGTAGCAGTAGTTGTGCCATCACCTGCTTGGTCAACTGTTTTAGAAGCTACATCTTTAATCATCTGTGCTCCAATATTCTCAATTGGATCTTCTAATTGAATTGCTTTTGCTACAGTAACTCCATCTTTAGTGATGGTATTAAGACCATAGACACCTTCTATAATAACATTACGTCCTTTTGGACCAAGTGTTACTTTCACGGCGTTTGCTAATTGATCAACACCTGCTTTAATTTTAGCTCTTGCCTCAGTATTAAATACTATTGTATTACTCATTTATTTTTGATTTGTTCCTTCTACTTTTCTTAATTCTCTATCTTTAGTTCTAGCATTTTGAAATGAAAGTGCAATGTTAAGCGCTTGTATTGTTGCTTCATTAAATACACTTGGAAAAGCATCATTTAAACTTTCAAATAAACATTTAGTGTAATGAAGCATATCTTGTGCTTGTAGACCATTAACTCCAACTTCTCCGATAGGATCACTTTGGATAGTAAATTTCACTGTTGGAGCAACTCCTTTTATATCTTCTTGATTTTCAATCTTTAAAAAACTGCTTTTTAGTAAGTTTGTTTCAGCTAAAAATCTTACTTTAGCTTTTTCTACATGTCTCATATTAATTATTTAATTATAAAATTGCTATTATATCGTATTCTCTTAAAATTAATAAATTTTTATTATCTAAAGTCACTTCTAATGCATCACTAGCTCTATATAGTATAACATCTCCCTCTACAATATCTTCTACAAGTTTACCTATTTTTAATACAGTACCTTGTAAGGGTCCATTTTCATCTTCAACTATATCTAGTATACTGTTAGATTGTGTTTTGCTAATCTTTTCTATTAACAATCTATCTTTCAATATTCTTTTCATATATACAAAATTAACGTATTTAGTTTAATTAACCAAATTTATTTTTTATTTCTAAAAATAACTATCATACTGTCGTGCTTACCTTTATTTTTTGTACTAAGCTCTCCTTTAGTATTGTAACCTTTAAAAGCTACTCTTCCTTTTAAAAATCTAACTTCAGCATTTGGAAGTATTAATTCATGGAATTGTTTTGTTCCTGTAGCTGATGGAATTAATAAAACACAAGTTTTACCTTTCTTCCATTCATCATAAGCTTTCTTAATAAACTTTGGCTTATCAATCCTATTATAAGGAGGGTTAATAAAGTTAGAATTACCCCATTCTATAGCTAAACCGTCAAAATCCGCCTTTAAAGGGCATGGGTCAAAATCAAATTTAAACTCATCATCAAGCTGCTTATATAACCATCCAGGTGTTTCCCAATGGTCGCTATTTACTAATCCATCTCTATTTTTCATATTAAATATATTTTCTCTCAAATAGCTAGTTTCGTTCAGACATAGTTAGTCTTCCTAAGTTTCACCTTAGTTAGACAATGTACTTCTCAAATGAGCTGAGTTTTCGTACATACCCCCACATCATAAAGGTGTAGGTAGCTTGAGATCTAGTTATAAGTGCTTTACCACCCATCATATCTTACCGCTCTTCTCTTTGTCACACGGTTGTGCTTTGTATGAATTCCCACAGTAACACATTGATTATCAGTTGCTGTTGGCTTTAAACTATTGTCCCGACCAACTGTAATCAAGTTTTTCTTTCATGTCTGAAAATAAAAAACCCGAAACCATAAATGGAATCGGGCTGTGTTCTGGAGGGAACGATACGATTTCTCGTAAGAAATTAGTTTTTTAAATGTTTTTGCTGTTCCCTCCTCGAAACAACTTCGAATCCATTACTGGTTTCTGATACAAATATACACTATTTTTCTGAACCTACCAAATTTATTTTAAAGTGAGTTGGAGGAGTCTCGATCTCCATGAGGTTCGGTTTTACAGACCGTCCTGCTTGCCCTGAGCATCAACTCTTATAATATTAATTATAGTTTTACTATCAACTATAATACATTTATCCATTATTTCTTTTCTTCTTCTTTGTGGTATATCATAATGATCTTTATGAAACCAGCACTGTTTAATATTTAATTCTTTAGCCATTTTGTGTAAACCGCTCACACTGAATGGCTTACATACCAAATGTCTGTAATTATCACAATAATAAATCATGAGGAAAGCACAGTGGTCGAAACTGACCCAACTGAATGGGTTCTGGTTTAGCAAACCAGCGGGAAGTCCATCTTCCTCTTTTACCTTCCATTTGTAGTTTTTAGGTTATATCAAGAAACCGGAGATACAAGCTCCTAAACTTGGGGGAGGAAGATGGAGGAACCGACCCCCTACCGCTCTTAACGATACTATAGTTTTCAAGACTATTTGTTCTCCATGAACAGCATCTTCCTATTGTACTCCCAGACAGAATCGAACTGTCACACCATAACGGTATAAGATTTTAAGTCTTACGTGGCTACCTAATTACACCATGAGAGCATATGTACCCTTGACAGGCATCGAACCTGCACCGCTTTCGCACTAGATTCTAAGTCTAGCGTGTCTACCTAATTCCACCACAAGGGCATGAAAAAACCTCAACATTACTGCTGAGGTTGGGGAGTCGGGTCGAAACCCTACTTATTTTACATACCAATCTCAGTCTCGAGTAGCGCTCGATAAATAACTGAGTAGATATGTGTTTACTTTTTTCATTTTTAATTAAATAACACATTCTGAGCGCCCTGTTCTCTGGGAAGGGGAATGTGTATATTGTTGCGTGTGATGGATTCGAACCATCGATCTAAAGTTTATGAGACTTTTGAGATAGGCCACTTCTCTAACCCGCAATATTATATATAAATATACGATAAATTTTTCAATTCACCAAATTTATTTTTGGTGGAGATAGAGAAACTCGAATTCTCAACCTCATGCTTGCAAAGCACGTGCTCATCCACTAGAGCTTTATCCCCAAAAGCGGGGCACTGAGACCCCTAGCTGTTTCTTATTAGGTAAACAGTTATCCTAGATTACGTGCACGAGCTACTAGGGAGAACCGCTACATCATCTTACGATGAGAGATTATGCGGATCACTCTGTTGGAATATCCAGATTCGAACTGAAATTAATTGAGTATCAGTCAATTGTGCTAAACCATTCTACTATATTCCAGAATTAAATAATCTTTTATGTTCCAATCTGTGACAATTACTACAAAGTAACATACATTTGTCAGCTTCTTTTTTTAATTTATCCAAGCCTTTATTTACTACTTTTACACTCATTTCTTTTTTAGATGGATCTAAATGATGAAAATCAAATACAACATAATTCTCATCATTAGATTCTAAATTACAATTAATACATTTACCACCCTTATATTTAATTAACTCTTTCTTTTTTAAAGTGTGAGTTTCGTAATGATGTGATACATGACATTTTTTACAATAAGATGAAATACGCTTACCGGAAAGAAAAAATTCTTTTTCTGGTTTGGTTAATCTACACTTGCAGCAAGAAATGTAGCCATTTTCTAAAAGAATTCTTCTTCTAGATTTTAATTCTATTTTATACTTTTTAAGCCAATATCTAACAGTAGTTTGACTTTTATTTAAAATGTCTGCTATTTGATAACTTGAATTACCTTCGTTTACTAATTTTTCCAAATTTAATTTATCCATATATAAATATACGGAAAATAGCTTGAATTACCAAATTTATTTTTATATTAATAAGCTATGTTGACTCTGTGGTAGTCGAAACCACGACCTTTTCGTTATGAGCGAACTGCTGCTAACCAACTGAGCTAAGAGTCAAAATAAAAAGAGTGGGACTACATTTCCGGGCTTTTCAGCCAACCTGTGTCGTAGCCTTATGCATCCCTGCGCTAGAGCACACTCTTTTATTTATAATTAAGCGGATCGCTTCTTTCAGCTTCACACGTACTAAACGTTGCTTAACAATATGGTCAAGGAGGGTGGGCTTACACCACCTGTACTCTATTATGAGTAGTCCTTGTTGCGGATCTAACGGAATTCGAATCCGTACCTCACGCCGTGACAGGGCGGTATTGTAACCAGTTCAACCATAGATCCTTATGAAGCCCCCGAGAGTGTCGATCTCTCTTCAACTGTTGGAAAGACAGTTATCCTAGCCGGTAGACGAGAGGGCCATTTTGTGGGATTTTATCTGACCGCTAGTACAATTAGGCCATTGAGCTTGTACACTCGTATGTTCTAAATACCCACTAAATGAACTTGACCAGTAGACAGGAATCAAACCTGCGGCCTCTTACTTGGAAGGAAAGCGCTCTATCAACTGAGCTACTACTGGTGGCTGAGGGTTTATGAGGATAGCCCACTTCCTTATTTTCTATCTCTTTTCTTTCTTCTGCAGTGTTTGTCGGCTGCTTTACAAGCAATCATCTCACCATCTTTCAACACAACATTATATCCAAGCGATTCACACCAACCTTTAGTTGCTGATATTAAAGGTGTTGATTTAGTTATTTTAAAATTATTAAAGTCTAGCTCAATTGCCTTTACTTTATATGCTGTATTATCATTTATATAATTGGCAACTTCCAAAGATAACTCACATTCTTTAAATAATCTGGTAAAAAGATCTTTTATTTTATCTACTTTTACTATTGTATGAATATAGTGAGCACCGCTTAATCCATATCTAAACACAACTGCTACAGCATATCTTGTATATTGTTTATGATTTTGACTATCACATCCAATCAATATTTCTGCATTAGGATACATACCAAGTATTTCACTACAATGTTCTATTAAACTTACCCTTTCTCCTGTTATTAATTTGAAATACTTTTCCATTATCTTAGCTTTTACAATATTCCAGAAACTTATCTAAAAATTCTTGAAATTTTTTATTTTTTTCTTCTTGTATCTTTTTATATGAAGCCATATGCTTATCATATTCTTCTTTTGGAGGATTTTTATAACCCATTTCTTTAAACATTTTTATTCCTAATCTACCAGTTTGAATATGAAACATTGTATTACCCCACTCATCATATGTATACATAATATATTTTTTAATAAAGGTACTATAAATATTTCATATAAAAAGCGGTTGGGGGAAAATTTCGAAATTTCAATCTTGAAGTTAATAGTATTTGCGTTTGAGGTAAGATTCGAACTTACGTTGGCATTTAGCGTCAGGTTAACAGCCTGGACCATTCGACCACTATGGCAACTCAAACAATTTTGCATGAACTTCTCTGTGACAATTAGAACATACTAATATACATTTATCTATTTCTTCTTTAACTTTTTCCCAAGATCTTGTATGACCCCTATAACTTATTGAAAAATCTTTTACTTCTGGATTTAAATGATGAAATTCTAAGGCTCCTATATATTTATCATATCCACAGATACTGCATTTTCCTCCTTTATAGTTAACTGCTTTAACTTTAATTAGTTCTCTTCTTTTCTGAACTGCCTCAACTAAACATTTTCTACATCTATTCTTATTAGAATATTCAGTTAATCCATGTTTATTACAAACAGCTTGAGTTCCAAATTTTGTTTTCTTTTGAAATTGATACCACGATGTTTTTAATTCATATTTTTTTAACCAATAACGGATAGTTGTCTGACTTTTACCTGTTATTTTAGATATTTCATGTGAAGATTTACCATCATTTACAAAAGTACTTAAAATTTCTTTTTCCATAATTATAACTTTATATTATAATATATGAAAAATAACTCAGAATACCAAATTTATTTTATTTATACTCTGAGCTACATCAACAAATCCTTTTTAACTACACGCAGAAGGAATAACTGACCTGAACTCTTAACCAGACTCGAACTGATACTTTACAATTTAGAAAAATGTCGTGCTAATCCATTACACCATAAGAGCTTGTTCGTACTCCTTAACCGAATCGAACGGATGACACTAGCATGTAAGGCTAGGGTTTTACCTTTAAACTAAAGGAGCAATTTTAAAGTTCCCCCGCCTGGTAACGATCCAAGTTCTACTGGTTAAAAGCCAGTAGCTTCACCTTAAAGCTTCAAGGGAATAAAACAAAAATCCCCGAAGCTTAGTGGTGCTTCAGGGATTCTTTATCTTTGTTATTTTAATCAAACTATAACATCAAACAATAGAATACCTGAAGCACATTTCTCAATGCCTCCGATATTATTTCTATCCGCTATATTGACTAATTGTAACATTTATTTATTATTTATACAAATATACACTATTTTTGTGAATCTACCAAATCTTTTTTCACTTTTCCCCTAAGTTTTTTTATCATTGACTTAGTTTGTGGGGAATTCAAGCGTTTTTCAAGCAATTTGGCTTTATCCTGTCTTTTCCTTTTATATGCTCCAAGTTCTGAATTCATCTCATGAACAAGTGTAAAAAGTTTCTCAAGAAATGCTTTACTATCTATTTCAGATATTGATTTCTTTTTACCATACTTTATCTGATAATCATTGTTACTATATCCATAAAGTTCAGTTCTTAAAAAATTAGCTACTCTTGCTTTTATTGCCATGGTTTTCATGGCTATTTTATTCTGTTTCATTGTTATTAGTTTTATTTTTGAATAATAAGGGTAAGTTTGAAGTTACCTTTCTTGTTAAATTACTTGGTTCTATTGCTATTGCAGTAATTTGATTACCTATATCAGGTTCTCTAAATACTGTGTGAATCAACTCTAGCTTAATGCATTTCTCAATTAAGCGTTCTAAATGTGATTCATCTTTTGCTTCTAATTGCGCTAAGTAATTAGAATTGTAAAACCAAGGTCCAGCTCTTCCTGGATGTTCAAAAATAAAATTAATAGCAGCGTGAGTACTTTGAACTGCTTTGTAACCATCAGATATATCTGATCTGGTTATTACGACTAATTTTGCATTATCTTGCAATTCAGCCTAACTGTTCTTCTTTCATATTTATGTGTTAAAATTTTTTCAGATATTATTGGTTCTCTTGGACCATCATTCCTTATTTCTAATATTTCGTGTTCAGCTGGATGATCCATATTTTAATTTTAGTGATTCTGAGCAGAATCGAACTGCTATCGCTGGATTGAAAGCCAGTTGGGTTGCCATTACTCACACAGAACCATATACAAATATACATCAAATAAACTGAATAACCAAATAAATTTAGAACAGATAAGGAGGGTCGAACTCATAGTCTCTTCGTTCGTAGCGAAGTGCTTTTCCATTAAGCTATATCTGCATGGGGTGACTAACCGGGTACGATCCGGTACTCTCCTTCTTCACAGGAAGGCGCTTTAATTCCATTTAAGCGATAACCACCATATGTTTTCACGTAAAGGGTCGAACTTTAACTAAGGGGGTCAAAGACCCTTGTGCTACCATTACACTACATGAAAATATTGCACGTATGACCCGATTCGAACAGGTGAGTACAGTTTTGGAGACTGCTGTGTTACCAGCTACACTACACACGCATTTGAAAGTTCCCTTTTCTAGACGTCACTTACAACCCTCTCGTGGTGATGGAGGATATCGAAACCCCGACACGAGCGCCTTCAACGCTCTGCTCTACCTCTGAGCTACATCACCTGAGCAGGGGAATTTTTTAAGCAGTTTCCACCTTCCCAAACATCTGCTATGAGGTCCCCATCAGAGTTGAACTGATATATCAGCTTTTGCAGAGCTGTGCCTCGCCATTCGGCCAGAGGACCATGGAGCCTAAGATCGGGTTCGAACCGACAACCTTGCGCTTACAAGGCGCTTGCTCTTCCACATGAGCTTCTGTAGGCATGTCCGGAAGACCAGAATCGAACTGGCTAATCCATGATTCCAAATCACAGATGCTTAAAACCTCAGTCACTTCCAGAAATAAAAATCCCCTCTAACTATTTGAAGTTGAGGGGATTGTAAATATATTCGAATAATACGTTATCTTAATATACATGCAATACACCCTTGTCCAAACTGTCCAAAAGGACATTGGGTACACGGCGTATGCCACACACGATTTATCATATTTCTATTAATCATATTCATAAAATTCTCTTTCATCTATATAAAGATAAGTTATTTATTTCAATCTACCAAATTTATTTTAATATTTCTTTAAAATATTATAATTTGAACTACCTACATATATTCTTTCGTCAAGAAAGAATTTTGTAAAATATCTGTGATGCTCTATTTTGGTAACACCAATTAAGTGATTATTATCTATTAATATATCTAATAACATAGTTTAGTATTTATTGCCACATTTAGGGCAAAATTTATAATTACTTTTTCTATTCTTTGTTCCACAATTAGTACAATATGTAGCTAAGTCTTTAACTTCCAATGGTTTAAGTGATTGTGGAAGCAATTTTAAACTTATAACTCTGAATGGATATCTTTCAAATTCTCCTGTATAATTATAAAAAGATTGATTTGAAGCGCTTCCTTTCCCTACCCTACCAGTTTCTATTTCATCCAATGATGCATCATAAACTACTTCTGCTGATGGCTTTCTACTTTTTAGAGAATTAACACTTTGATTAAAGACAGCTGAATTATAAAATGAGTTGCTACTAGTCTTTGAAAGAGCATTAAAACCAATTGCTGTACCTGTATTAGTGTAATTATACCAGTCAGGGGTTACTGAAATAGTAAAGCTTGTATTTACAACTGGTAATGTAATTTTCTCTTTAAAGAAAGAAACTTCTATATTACCATTATCTTCAATGGCTTTCATAACCTCTTCAGTTCTATCTACTAAATAAGTTTCAAATAGAAATTTTTTATTTTGATCTAAGTATCTTTCTAAATATACTTTTTGACCCGGTTTAAGCACTAGACCTGTATTAGATACATCCTTTCCATTAATTTTAATGGTAGCCATCACAGTATCTTTTGTGGTATTTCTCAAAAGAATTTCAAATTCCTGACCACTTTTTAGATAATGATTACCATTGTACTTCTTCAAACTGTTTTTCTTCACAGTAATTTCTGCTGTACATCCCTGTACAGAATTGTTTGTTTTCATTTTAATTTGTTTTTTATTAGCAAACTTTTTGCTTAGAATTATCTAAGTCTTCGGTTCAAGACCCAAAGCTTGCTTAAATTATTGTAATCAAATATACATCAAATGTATTTATATTCCAAATATAAATCTTATCCGTTTAAAATATCATCTATATCACCATCATCATTTTTCTTTTTCTTTGGTCTGCTAGATTTATATTCTTCTTTAGTTTGTAAGGCAAGAATTGCTTTACCAGTAACTTCAGTAAATATTTTTTTAAATTCATCGAAAGGAACAGCGACACAATATATCTTACCATTTTTATCATTAACCATTATATGTCTATCATCTATATCATAATATGGTCCAATTTCCTCAGAATCAATTGATAACCTTCCATAACTGTATTTAGATTCTGGTTTAGGATCTGAGTTTGTAAGTTCATTAATCCTTTCTGCTTCTTTATCTGTTTCTGTCCATCTAACTGGTAATTCTAATCTCATATCAATTTAAAGTTTATTTTTAATAAGGGGGGTTATTATACTTGCAAATTTTGCATTTTCAATTCCAAAGTCTTTTCCACTATAAATTATATCAGTTTGAAAATTAAAGTGTTGAATCATATCTTTATATAATTTTTCTAATTCTTTATTAGTAACTTCTATAGAAATTGTTCTTTGTTTTATTTTATTTTGTGGAAACAATATATGTATTTCTTTTGCTAAATTATTAAACATATTTAAAGTTTAGTCCCTATGAATATTCCACCACCTATAAGAAACGCTTTTGCAAGTATATTAGCTTTCTTGGTTGGAATGTAAATTGCTGAGTTTTGTCCTGTTACTTGTAATAATTTGTTTGTATGTAATACTTGTACTTGTACAGAGCGCTTTGTAAATAGATGTCTTTTACCTGAAGCATCCTTTTTTAATACCCCACCCTTAAATGTAACAAAGCGAATATACTGGTTATCAGGTATTATTAAACTATCTATATATATACCATTTGTCTTAGCTGTAAATGTAGCTTTATAATCAGTTGTACTATCAGTAGCTGTTCTTGGAACACCAATGGTATTTGCTTCATAGTAATCTATCACATTCTTACAAACTCTGTTGACTGAATCTTCCCATTGCTTACGAGCCTGTGCATCTATATATGGTACAAGTTTGTCCTTAACTATAATTTTAGATGTAGATGTATAATAAGCTATTACATCTTTAATTTTTCTATCTTGAGCTTTAGTAAGGTTAAATATACTGTCTGTAAGCTGTTTAATAGCCATTTCATTATTGGTAACTATAGTTTCTTGTGTAAGTATAGTCTGTCCATATTTATTTACTATACTGTCTGTGGTTTGCTTCTCTAACTGTAACTGAGATATTTGACCATCTCTGTTATTACAAGTTCTCATAGACCATAATAACGCTACAGACAACAATATAATTACAACCCATTTTAAATCAATTTTTAATTTACCCATTATTTTATATTTAATAATTTACAAATATATCTAAATGTGTTTATATCTTTGCATTCTCCATAATAGAAAGTGTTATTTTGTTCATACTCTTCTCCATTATCTATAACTAGTTCTCTGTCTCTTTCTGAATATCGAATTCTTACTCCTGCTAAACCCTCTTTACAATATTCTTGAGATGCTCCAGACAATAATTTTCCACCTATATGTTTATATCCCTCAGCTTCTATTTGTTCTTTAGTTAGATAGGGAACTCTTACACCACCACGAATACCATACTCCATATGATGTTTTACGTTACCTTCTTTTAAAATTGTAGTTTCCCATCTATTATAATTAAGCCTTGGGTCTTCAGCTTCATCCATAGACCAATTATGATATTGAAGTTCATACCCAACTCTTATATCTTCTATTGAAGGTATAAAGTATTTTTCAGATTGCTTGCCTAATGGAGTAGAAGTAGTACCTTTTATCGTATTCATTTCAGTATGTATTCCTATTTTTATATTCTTATTTTCTTCCATATCTATAATTAACATTTTATGATTCAAATGAATAACCATAATTATTATTCATTATCAAATTTTTCTAGTGAATCCATGATTTCACAGTATATTTTATATATCTCATAAGATACTTCTATTTCTTCTCCTGTGATTAAATCAGGGATAATATATTTTACATTATTTTCCATATACTAATTTTCTAAATTGTTCGATAGCTTGGTCTATTCTGTATACTGAGCTTTTAAAAAAATATACAGTTGTAGATTTATAATCTTCTCTATCAGCAATTATCCACATAATTCTCTCTTGTTGAGGCCATCCATTTTTTGTTCAGGGCATTGTAAGTGAATATCCACCCATGTAGTTTGTCCATATAATTGTTTTACTGCGTTATCAAGACTGTTTTTATTCTGAAGACAGATTTCCTGTATATCAGACATTTTTAAATTAAAATCTCCCTCTATTGTAAAGTTAGGCTTATTATAGAATATAGACAAATATTCTGATATTTCTTTTGAGGTTGGTAATGGTATTTCTATCTTAGTATCTATTCTTCCTGTTCTGAGGAGTGCTTCATCAAGCTTCTCAATATGGTTAGTAGTGATAATTGTAATTAATCCATGTTTGTAAAAAGCACCATCAAGGCAATTCAACAATGCTGAAAAGCTAATCTTTGAATCTTCTTTTACATTCTCCCTACCTGAAAACACCTTATCTATATCTTCAATCAGAAGTATTGAATTTTCACTTATGGCAGAAAAGCAAGGAGCAAGTCTGGCATCGCTTTCTATTGCATTAAGATTTAGACAATGTACTTTTCTTTCAGTGCAGTTTGCTATTGCAAGAGCAAGAGTAGTTTTACCTGTACCGGGAGGGCCATATAAACAAAATCCTCTTTTATAAGCTATATTAGAATCGAGATACCACTGCTCTGCAGTTTTAAACTCTTCTAATTCTTTTATTAGGTCTTTCTTTACATCTCCATCAATAATTGTTTTATCTAATGGTTTAACTCTAATATCTCCAAAATTCATCCATTCACCCCAACCATTATTAGAATAGACTTTTACTAAGTTTTTCTGCTTATTTTTTATTGAATATTGAAGAGCAACATTTAAAAAACTGTCTATTTGTTTTTTAGCTCTATAGCCAGATATAGTAAACTTTCTAAAATATAACTCTTTGATACCTTGTGCTTTATCTAACTTTTCTTTAGCCTTAGAAATTATAAGATTCTTTCCCTCAAACTTAATTAAGAAATTAGTTTCTTCTTGTTTATAAGAAATTTTCTTTTCCTTATCGTCTATAAATCCGGGATAGTGATTATTTAAACTTATGGTGGCTTCTACATCTTTATACTTAGAATTAAAGTGTGTGTAAAGATATTGTTCTAATACTTCGAATAATTCATCATATTGATATATCTTAACATTATATACCAAATTACGTTTAAGTCTTTGATAGCCTTTATTGGGAAGGGCTTTTAAAGAATATATGAGTGCTCCCGAACCTGCGAGAGCTGCCCCAGTATATATAGTATTGATATCTAGCATAGATTTTTAAATATGTGTGTTATTGTAGGAACATTCCATCCATTACCAAGGCATTTAAGTCTTTGGGAAGTAGATACAGAAGCTGTGTAATTATCAGGAAGACCTTGCAAACGCTCCGCTTCTATAGGATGTAAGAATCTAATTGTATTATCTTTCCATCTTACAAAATTATTAGCAGATGCAAGAAGGCAATGTGATTTATCTTTCATTAATCTACCTCTTCTTGTCGCAGACTTTGGATATGAATAATCGAAAAACTGACCATTCTTAACTTCTACAAAGCCTTTCTTAGTACCCTCTTGAACAAATAGTGAATCCCCATCAGAAACTATTGCTTCCACTTCTCCAAAGCCTTTACTTCTATTGTAAATAGTGTGTTGACTCATATTCTTATACATGGAGGCAAGTAAGCAAGGTGCTTTTTGATTAAAATCTTCTATAACTCCTTTACTACGCCCTTTCTCCTTTCTTGATTCTATGTATTTAATTCTTATATTAGTGGGAAATGTGAAATCTGCTTCTTCAAGAAGTACATCTGCAAGCATTAGCTTTAAATCATCTTCTTCCTTATCTTGAACATTAGGTATATTAGTCCAATATAGTCTCTTTCTATTTTGGGCAGAATATTTATTACTATTGATTTTATGGGGTTGTACTCCAAGTGCTTGAGAAATAACATCTTCCCATTTCTTATGCATGGCTACATTCTCTAATAAAAATAAAACATCGGGATTTTTAACCCTTAACTGCTCTAAGATAAGAACATACTCCCAAAACAAATAAGACTGACCCTGAAACTGAAAACCGCTATCTCTTAAATCTAAGTATTGTCTAAGATTAGTTATCTCAATATTGTCTGTGGTAGACATTCCTTTCATCTTACCTGCAAAACTAAAGCTTTGGCAAGGTGAACCACCTATAAATAAATCAATTAGGGGAAGCGCAGATACTTCTATATGTCTGATATCCCCCAATCTTTCAATATCAGGAAAATTATCCTGACTAACCTTTATGGCAAACTTGTCTATCTCTGCTGCAAAGTATCTATCTACTTGGATACCCGCTTGTTCAAGCGCTACCCTACCACAACTCACCCCATCAAAAACCGACAGAACGTTTAATCCCTTCTTTTGCATATATTATTAGTTTTTATTATTCTATAAATAGTTGGAACAGATATATTATATTTAGTTTTTAACTCTTTAAGTTTCATTCCATCTTTATAATCGTTTGTAAACTCTTCTTCATCTATTTTAACACGAAGTTTTTCTTTAACTATCCCTTCTTTATATTTTCCTCTCTTTTCATGTCTTTGTAAAATTTGAGTTTTTCTATATTCAGGATCTTTCCATTTCTTTTTCATACTTTCACTTACTTTATCCCCCCATGTTATTTTTCTTCCTTTCATTTTTACTTTCATTTTAGCTTTTACTTCTTCTGAAACTCTAAAACTTCCACCACCTGTTTGTAAATTATATCCATATGGACTTATAGTATTATATTCTTTTATATATTTTTCCTCCAAAATATTTAATTCCTCTTTTGAAAATTCACCAGAGATTATCTCTTTTATAAAAAAATTTTCTTTTCCATATTTTTTAATGGCACTGTAAAGTGCTGAGCAAATATTTTTACAATTAATACAACTTATATGTTTCCTAAGTCTAAAATCAGCACTATTTATAGTTTGACCTATATATTTTTTGTTATTTATTCTATTTGTTATACAATATATTAAACTCATAATATAATATACGACAAATTTTTCATACTATCAAATAAACTTAATTAATTATTATACCATCAAAAACGCTTAGTACATTCATAACTGCTTTTTATTCTTTATAAATATAAGGTGAGGATATTCCTCAAGCTTAACCATCTCTATAAACATCCTTTTCTGTGGATCTCCAGAATATCTATAAACTCTATATCCTAATAATATCATATTATGTATCATAGTGCAAATATACATAAAGAATACTAATCCTCCAAGTAAAAGCACCTTTATTATAAAGTACCCCCGTATATAAAACCCCCCCTGTATATAATACTCAAGTACTCTCCCCCTATCAACCCTTCGTCAATTTGAGAGAGGACGGCTACCCCCGCCTATCCTCAATGATTATAATCAATATTCAGGAATTCTGGGGGAAATTCCAAAAATTTAAATAAAGTTTTATGTACAATGAAATCGTAGCTGTAGTTGTTAGTCCTTTCCAAGGTGAAAACAAGACTGATAAGAACGGCAAAGACGCAGTTTGGTTAACTCCTATTGCTGGTAAACTTCCTAATCGTGCCATGGTTGTAGCTGGTACAGTAGCCGAGAGAGCAAGTCTTGTAGCTGGTACTACAGTTTTGGTAATGATCAACGAAGGCACAGCTGATCCTGTTTATGGTAGAAGATTTAACCATACAGTGCTTGGTCCCGTTGAAGTAAGTGAAATTATTGGGCTTCGTAAAGAGCTTGGAGCACCTGTTGTAGTTGACGTAACGACTACCGAAAATAATACAGCAGAGAATGTTATCCTGAATGCTAATGCAACTACTCCTGGGCTGAATTCAAGCAATTTGGCTGCAGCACCTGCACCTGTAGTTGATCTTGCACCTGTGTCTTAATTGATAATGAAATATGGACTAAGGGAAGCGACTCAACAGAGTTGCTTCCTCTTTTTTATTTAGTCTATTCATTAATTTAAGGAGGTACAATTAAAATGATAATTTAGCCAATTGGCTTCAATATATTTACCTGAACTCAAACCAACTATGGAATGGCAAGTTTAGGTAAAACAACAGTTCTTACAAAGCGGTTTCCCAGTTATTTAGGTTAATAACGAGGCAAACCGCTTTTCAAATGATTCTTAAAACCGCTTTAGTGTTAAAGCGAAGAATAAAATAGAGGGGAGTAAACATTCTCTCCTCTTATTTTAAAAAATTGTTGGATTTGGGTACAACATAGCGGTTTATGGATAGAAATTGGGGCAAACCGTTTATTTTTAACGTAATCAATTGATTATGAGGGAAATAGGAGGGTATTATATCTCTTTAATTGCTAAGAGTAATATTATCAATAAACAATGAATTGGGCCAAAAAATGGCGCAATATATTACTATTTAACTATGAAAGGAAGTAAATGGATACCTATCTATGGAATGTTTACTGAAGATGCTGATAACATACCAAATAGTGATATAGACTTAACTATGCTTATGATTGTTTATCATAGTGTGATAGCGGTTGCCATGATATTTGGAATAGTACTACTCATCATTAAAATTAGCTTACGTTTACAATAGAATATTCTATACCTATTATGGTACAAAATCAAAAGATTAATAATTAAATCTTTATTACTCAGATGTAATATATTGATTACTAATAAATGCTCATAGCGGTAGTTGTTCGCAAACTTCAACATTCTTTATATACTCAGGTATATGGACTAAAGAGTGGACCTTAGAGTTTATTAATAGTCAATATATTACATACTATAGTCTTTAATGAAACGTAATAACTACAAAATAACTAGTATTATGATAATAAGCTCTGATAAGGCTTAAAAACATGAAATATTACATTATCAGTGTAATATGGGATAGCTGATTCTGAAAAAGATACAGATAGGTTCCCGGAGGAAAAGTGTGCTGATCATAATATCAAAAAGATTTATGGAATCAGCTGAGCCTCTGAAATTAATTATTAACTCATCTGAAAAGATGCAGTTTCAAAGTCTGCTTGATTATAAATATTAAGCAGATTTCTCTATTAGTCACAGGAATAGGTTGAGATATCCACCAGCTATTTGGTGTGATGTCGACTGACGTTCCAGCACAGTAGTGTGGTGTTCTCCTTATTGCCTTGGAGATGTAATTCCCTCAAACCTAGGTTTGGCAAGCCGAACTATTATGAAATACACAAAATGTACCGTTCTCCGTTAAGCTAGGAGATGTAAGAGTCAAAAGAAAATGCTTGGCAAGCGACGTAATTGGGAGAGTACGGAAAGAAACCTCTTCCATTAATGCACCATTCTCATGTAGATATAAAGACTTCTTAGAACGATGTAACAATACACTACAGGTAAGGTCTGTAGCCTCTGATATATGCAAATAAAGAGGTATCCTTAGTCCCATTTGGGTTAAAGTTGCTTTGGTTAACTTGTATTATGTTTGGAATCCTCATTCCCATGTGTTTGAGTAAAATACAATCTACATTGTATCTAAGATGTGAAACTACCTGATTAATTGAAACTAACTACAGGTAATGCTGCGTTAGTTATTCAGCAATGGACAACAGTAATGTTGTAGTACTACTGGATTAATCAGCTCCCAAGGATGAGACAGTTGTAATAGAATAGCATAGAGATATTATCAATATTTGAAATAACAATATTGGGGCTAATGCAATTTCAACTGAGTGCAGAGGGGAATAAAATAAAAAAGTGTTTTCCCTATGGCGAAAACACACTTATTTGAATTATTGAAATACTAACATATTGATTATCAAGACATTATAAAATGGATGTGAAAATGTCGTTGTGCTCTTCAATGAGAGATAATCACTAACTAAAACAATTAAATCATGGCAATGAAACCCACGTATGTATCATTAGACCTATCTACAGTGTCTACTTCTGATGAAAAAGCTGTTGTTGATAAGAAATTATTAGCTTCATTCTTTAAGCATTTCCAGCCTTCAAGTTTAAAAGAGCTTAAAACTGGATTGAAAGCCCTTATTGATGGTAGTAATAGTATAGAAGAAATGGGAAATGTTGTGGATGAGCATCTATATCTCGTTAAAATAGCTACTAAATATCATGAAATCCATAAGCCCATGGTAAAAGAAGACACAACATTCGGTTAAATATGTCTTAGTTATATCCAATACACTCTGTAATATGGTGGTGAGGATATAATTAATTTATTTGTCTTACCCTTGTGGCAAAAACAGACTAATTGGCACTATTTTATCATAACTCATTGATTATCAATAGATGTTTTATGACAACTATTGGTAAATAATGATTGAAATGGAGTAAAATGTGTGATTTAGGGGGTGTAAACACATCCTTAGATTATTAACAACATCGAATATGTAGTCAAATGGCTACGCATTACGTCCATCAATAGCATTAAAACAACATTATAAAACATATAAATTCATTTATTATGGAATATAAAATAGGAAATGTATATAGCTTACGCCTTTCACATCCCTCATTTTCTTGGAATAATGGTCTATTTATATGTTTAAAAATTGATGATAGCACCATTTGGGGTTGTAAATTAGATAAGCAAGGACAACCAGAGAAATTTGATGGTAGATATATGTCATTTTGCACCGGAATAAATAATAAAGACATTCATTCAACCAACCTCACATACAAGCTTGAAGAAGGATTTAAACATAACTAATTCATTATTAACTAAATAACTAATTATGAAACAACTATTATACACAGCAATACTTATCATAGTCATGTTCTTACTTATTGGTAAATCTACAAGTGGCAAAGAGACTAAAAAAACACAAGGCTATGATATTATTATTGTTGATAAATGTCAATATATACAATTTCATAATGGATTAAGCCTATCTTTTGTTCATAAAGGAAATTGTAGTAATCATAAACAATAACACATTTCATTCTTTATATAGCATTCCATCAATTAAATCAATAAACTACGGACAATTGGATTCTCTATCAAGAAATAGATTTTAATATCTATAATGCATATAATGTAGATACGAGAAATTTCCATTGTATTGAACATAATGATGCTCTTGTAAGCTATCCTAATGTTGCTAAATGTGCCATTGTTATATGTAGACTAACATATAATAAATTTGGAATGTAAACCATTTAAAATCAAACTTATGAATATTAAATTAATAAGATGGCTTTGTATTTTAGTAGTAACTATTATATACTCTGCATTATTTGATAAAACATTAAAAGAAGCAATTGATAGATTAATATTTATGGCTATATTTTCCTATATAATAATTGATCTTCAATCTTAAAATAGCTCATTGTGATTAGTTGGTATCTGAGCAATATTAACTAAAGATATAAGGATAACTTAAAAAACTTAGGACACAACAAGCTAATTGCTTGGTACTTATATCACCCGACAGGGTATTAACCTTTAAAAAACTTATTATGAAAAAATCATTTATTGCTACTAAACGTATAGATAAAAATATTAAAGTAGGAGATTTTGTAAAATTTATCGATGGATCCGGTTTTTCTATTAAGGATGCTACTATTGATTATCCTGCAATTGTTTATAAGTATCCACTTATTTTTGGATTAGATACTATTGTTAAAAATATAGCATTTAAAGTAATTAAAACAGGGGTTGATGATAGAATTATTGCAAGTGGATATGATCACGGTTATTTTCAAGATATCGAGTTAGAAGCACCTAATGGTATAATAGTTTATTCATGTTCTGCTTTTGTTAAAAAAGAAAAACAAGAAATAAATTATATACCTCACTCTTTAATTAACAGCATTCGTGCTAATAATAATCAAATGATTCAGGTAATATGTAAAAATCATGAATCATGGTTTGCTTCTAATATTGTTCCTGATTCTAATGGTATTACTGGTAAATTCACAAGATTAGAATATTAAAATAAAGAGTGGTGGCAGGCTTCTCGAAAGGGAGGTATTTCTAACGAAATAGCCCTTGCAAGTTTTGAACTCCACTCTTTATTAACTCATTGATTATCAATGTATGCCAAGTATTTAAACTAAATACCAAACAAATTTTTGGATTAGGCTTTTTATTTATTGGTACTGCAATAATTTTTATAGAATGAATTAAAGATATAGAACATTTAGAAACAAGAGATACTATTTATAAAGTTGCTAGATGGATGATGTTTATTCAATAATAATTAAAAATTAAACTATGATATTATTATATTGTATATTTATGTGGTTAATTGGTATTGGTTATTATAAAGATTCTCCAATTTTAAATGATGCAGATAAAGCGGTTGTAATATTATTATCGCCTATATTTATGCCTATTTTAATAGGACAAAATTTAAAATAACTAAACGAATCCATTGTGCAAATGATAAAACATTAGCCTTGGTAAGTGGGGTAAACAATCCCCACTTTTTTAATTTAAATTTAAATTTATGCAAAAGTTCACTATCGAAGAAATAAAAAATTATATTATATCTCAAGATTCGCTTGGGGATGTGCTATATAATTTAAAAGAAGAAAACATTATAAAAGCAAATCAACCTCAAGAAAAAGAGGAAGAAGATTAACTTATTCAATTCCCTTATAATTAACGTTTCAACAGAGACTTAAACTGCACTGAAACCCCAAGGGTACTTAATTATCATGGAATTAAAAAAAATATCTATGCTAAAATATAATGTAAAAACAGAAGTATCTGAAAATCAATATAATATATTGAAAACTCAAGCTGCTGGTATTATAGCTCATAAAAAAGAAAATGGTAAATTCTATATAAAGCTATGGCTTCCTAAATATAGAGATTTTGTTAACAATATATTAAACACTGTAAAATAATAGTAACAATAGTTATAATTATATTTTATATAATAGGTTATATTATAACTTACGCAATATTAAGAGATAATGTAAAATCGAATATAAAAACTTTGTATTGTTGAGATGATGTAGGTTTTAATTTGCTTTTGTCATTCTTTTCTTGGATAATTGTATGTTTTTATTTAGTATTTATATTTGTAGATTTTATTAGAAATAAACTTGCTGATAATTCACCTAAATGGTTGTAAAATGAAAGATTTATTTGATGAAAAACAAGAAAAAAAAGAAGAAATAAATTTTTGGCTATTTATAGGTATAGTAGCATTATTAATTGGTATATTATTTAATATATTGTTTAATATCAAGTGAGTACGCTAATTGGTAGTCTGCTAAAGGCATTTGGTCTTTAGGGTATTGGTTCAAATCCAATCTCACTTGCAAATCATAATAGCTCCTTATAGCTAAGAATTTCCTCCGAAGTAGCTGGAGTGGAAAAGTGTAATAGAGGTAGATTCTGCTACAAGATGAAACCTTATAGCATAGAAAAGACGTTATAAGGAGCTATTATTAAACTAAAATTATGAAGCAATTATTTGCAAAAGATACTATTTGTTATGTAGGTGATGTAAAATATCAAAAAATAACAAAAGGTGCTTGGGCATGATGGGTAGCTTTAAAATCTAATTATATAGTTGAAACTAAAAATGAAAAAAGTAAAACTATATATAATTTAAAGTCAGAATCTGAAAAACCGCTTTTTGACAAAGAAGGTAGGTTAAATAGATTTGGATTTAAATTAATAGATGAGCAAGTATCTTAAACTTATAAAATACAGTAAAATGAACGAATTAGATATTTGGAATAGTATTAATAAAACTAAAACAGTAGAAGAATTAAAAGAATGTATAATTAATATATGGGGTGAAAATGGAATAATAAATGGTAGAAGTGAACCATTTATGGTCAAGGAAATGAATTTAATCATAGATCGTTTTGTAGAAGATTTTAATAAAGTTGTTTTAAATAAACAAACAAATTTTAATTCTTTACCTACACGACAATTTGGTATTAGACAACAACTCTGCATGATTCTGTTAAATCCTACAAAATAATATTTTATAACTAAAATCAATTAAAATGGAGACTCAATCAGTAGTCGCTATTATAAGCGACAAAATTAAAAATAGCGGTAAATAGCAAATTTATTTAACTAGCTAAGCTCTTGAATATATGGGTCTAACCATACATTCTCACTAAAGGTAGGTAAAGCCTTTTAAATTTTTAGGAAAAGTGATGAGATGAATAATCAATTAACAGTGGAGATATAATGGTAAACAATCCTTAGTCTCCACATTCCTATAACTAAAAAAATTTTATGGTATATGAAGAAATAACAACTCAACAAATAACCTACACTCTTAAAGATATTGTGGAATGGGTTAAAATATTTGGAGCACGACAATTAAACATAACTACAAATGATATAACAGACGAAATGATATCTGTAAATCCAGAGGCATTGAAAGATATTGCTGTAACTGTTACACACATCAAAAAAACATCTAATATTAAAGAAACTGAAATATGAAAAAATTATTAATCTATAGAAGAGAATCTAATGGTGAAAATTTATTATTAAGAGCTATAAATGTTACAGCGGATTTTAATGGTATTGGTAAAAAAGGTCAAATCAATAATGAGGAATTTAAGCGATTAGCTTTAGATTTAGAGCCAACTGCTACATCTCACGAAGTTGTTTAACCTATAAATTATAACCAATGCTAACGAAAGAACCGCCTATTAATAAATATCTTGATGAAAAAGGAAGATATAATCCTCTATTATCAGATAATATAAAGGAAACATACAAAGAGATCAATGCCAAAAAAGAAATTGCTCCTAAAAAAATATTAGATCATAATCCTATTTCCCGATTAATTAATAGGATATTTAAATTTAAGGCAAAATCTCACAAATAATTCTAGATGTGTAATTTAAAGGAGTAACGATTAGATTCGTCAGGTCACCTTTAAATTTACTTGGTCTTTTAGCTCAGCTGGATAGAGCACAAACCTTCTAAGTTTGGGGCCAATGGTTCGAATCCATTAAAGACTACAAATTCAAATTACGAAGCCAATTAAAATCGTATTTATCAGGTACTGCTTTCGAGCGTGAGAAGTATATACAATGTTTTAAGAAACCGAAAATAATTTGAATCAAGTAAAAGTACTGTAGGTGAAATCCTACAGTACCTTTCTTTTAATTTAAACTTAAAATTATGGGATTATTTGACGGATTATTTACTAAAAATGAAGACAAAGTCAAACCAGAAAAAAAAGTTGTTAAAGTAGCTGCAATTACTGCGCCTATCACAGACATCAATATTATTGATGAAGATAGAACTTTATACACTAAAGTATTAGATGAAGCTTTTGAAAAAGTAAATCTTCCTGGTCCTGATTTTCGTGAATTTTTCAAGACTTTAAAAGCTCTTGAAAATCAACCATTACCTGAACAGCAAAAGTATATTATGGCTTTTACTGGGTTACAAGTTATGGGGCTTACAAAAGATAAAATGATTGAAACATCAACAGTATATTTAAAAGCTGTAGATGATGAAAAAGTTATTTTTGATAAGACATTAGAACAATATAATCAGACTGAAATTCAAGCTAAAACAAAAGAGTCTAATAGACTTGCAGAAGAAAATGCAAAACTTCAAAAGCAAATTCAGGAAAACATGACTAATATTGTTAAATTAAATTCTGAGGTTAATAAAAATACACAGAATTATTCAACAAAATTACAATCATTTAACAGTATGGTAGATAGAGAAAAAGCTACTATCCAAACAATTGTTAATAATATTAAAACCTATTTATAATGCAATTAATGCCTTCGACTAATCAAAAATCTCCACTATTAGAAAAAATATTAAAATTTGCTATACCAGCAGGATTAATATTTGGTGGATTAAAACTATGGAATGCGTTAGCACCCACAATTCTTAAAGCAGCAGAAAACTTCTGGCTATTTATAGCTATGGTTGTTCCAGCAGTAGCTTTAACATTGATGGTTGCTTTCAATCATAAGACTATATGGATGTGGTTCACAGGATTTTGTAAGAAAATTACAAGATGGATTGTAGCTATGGATCCATTATCTATTATGGACGGCTATCTTATCAGATTAAGAAAAAAATCTAAGAATTTAGCTGCTACACTTTTATTTCTTAATGGTAAAAAAATTGAACTTGGACGTATAATTGATAAAAAGACTGAAGAGTTTACTGAATTTACCAGACTTGCCAAAGCAGCTCAGCAACAAGGAGTTACAACATCTGCTCAAGCAAATGCTCAAAAAGCATTAAGTTGTAAGAAAAGTGTAGAATTATATACACCAATATTTAATAAATATCAGACAAGTACTAAGAATCTTGGTGAAATGCAGGAAACATGGATTAATACAATTGATACATTAGCTTATACAATCGAAGCTAAGAGAGAAGAGTTTAAAACTCTTAAATCAATGTATAACGGCCTTAAATCAATTGAAGATTTATTATCTAATGGCTCTCCTGAAGCTCAATTGTTTGCAGAGTCGCTTAAAGCACTTGAAGCAGATGTATCACAAAAATTAGCTTATGTTGAAGACTTTGAAAAGAAAGCTCAACCACTTATAACTGATATGAAAGTTAAAAAGCAAGCTGATCAAAATGATGCAATGGCTTTACTTGAAGAATTAACAAAAGATAACAATCTTAAACTTCCAAATTATCAAACATTTGTTCCTAAGGTAGAAGATATTGATTATATAGAAGTAAAATCAAAATACAAAATATGAAAAAATTAATATTAATTGCATTGATTGCCCTGTCAATTAATGCCTCTGCTCAATCAGTATTTATTTCTCCTTATGTAAGCTATGCTGATAAGACAAATTATTATGGATTAGAAGCGGGCTTATGTTTTGAGAAGACATGGGTATCAGCTGATTATACATATGAACCCACAGGTAAAGAACATTATACCAGTGTAAATTTGTACAATAAACTTGCAAAATACGATAAAGCTGGCCTTTGGCTTTATAATTCTGTTAACTATAATTTTAATCAAAGAAAATTATATTATGAACCAGGAGCAAGTGTAGTATATGACTTAACAAAAGTAATTTCACCTCAATTTACAGTTAGTGTGCCTGTAGTTAAAAATACAGCTGTATGTTATACTGTAAGTTTAATGCTTAACTTATGATATTGTTTTTAATTCTTGCTTCCTTCATAGGAGGCATTATATTTACATTAAAGTTTCTTAAACGATTTTATAAAAAATAAAACTTAAAATTAAAATTATGGCGCTTACAAAAAAAGGTCAGGGATTTCTAATAGGTCTTGGAGTCCTTGCACTCATTGCAGGAAAAATAGTATGGGATAAATTACATCCTAAAAAAGCTAAAAATGTACAGGTAAAAACAAAAGCAACCAGTTTACCACCATTAGCATATGATAAAAATTCAAATGCACCATTCCATGCTGTACCAGACTTTGGTAATCAGGCAGTTGTGGAAACTCCTCAAATTAGAGGGCATCTTATGGAATGGTATGCCCAATCAGGTTTACTTTATGCTGTAGGAGGTAAATTTACTACAGTAGGTAGTATATGTGAAGAATTAAAAGTAAATGTAGTTTTAGATGTTCAAAATTCTTGTGTTAAACAAGCTGAAGATCTCTATGCATTTGCAGATGAACTCCATTCAGGTAATCCAAATCCTACAAAAGGAGCACATTTTACATGTTGGATGGGTGATGGTTTACCATCATATCTTGTAGGGCTTAATCAGAGACTTACTAAGGACTTTGGAGCCGAATATCAAGCAAAGGCTATTACTTTTGCTGGAGCCTCAGCAGGAGAAGATAAATGGCTTGTAAAGAACAAATATGCTAAAGATGCTCGTGGTTCATTAACATGTACAGTAATTCGAGACGGAGATTGGAATATATGTGTAATGAAATCTCAATTAATGGGATGGCCTGTTAATTTTCAGGATGGTACTTATGATCCTACTAAAGTAAATTTTGTAGCGGCTCCAAATGATGATTATCTTGAAGCAGCTAAGTTTTATGCAACAGGTAGTAAAGTAACTCTTAAACTCGTTAAAAATGGTAAATTTACAGGTAAAGATACACTTATACAATGTTCAGGAGTATCTACATGGTTTCCCGGTGATCTTAATGCAGTAATGGAAAAAGGTGGTCTTACATCTATAGCTTCTACTAAAGACTTTGGAAGTCAGATGGCTACTACAATGGTATTTATTACCAAGTGGGCTGAAGATAACAGAGAACAAGTTGAAAATTTTATTGCTGCTATTGGACTTGGCGGAGATCAGGTTAAATCACATAGAAGTGCTTTAGAATATGCTGCAAAAGCAGGTAAAGAAGTATTTGCTTCATCTATGACTGAAGAAGATATTGTAAAAGCATATGGTTCTTATGATGTTACAGATGAAGATGGAAATGTAGTTAATGTAGGTGGATCTAGAGTATTTAATTTAGCAGATGCTGCTAGTTATGCTGGTATAGCTGGTGGTCAGGATAAGTATAAAATAGTTTATAATACCTTTGGTAATATAGATGTTGAGGCATATCCTGAAATTATACCCAGTTTTATTCCGTATGAGGAAGCAGTAGATTATAGCTTTTTAAGAGCAGCTTACAACAAGTATAAAGCCAAAGCAGGTAATGTAAGTAAAGTTGATTTTAAGGATGCCACAAAATCTAATGAAGTAGTAGGTAATACATCGTATAGTATTGAATTCAATAGTAATTCAGCTGTTATTAAACCTGCTTCTTATTCCATATTAGATAAGATATATGCTCAGCTTAATATTGGTGATAATTTATTTGTAGATATCGCAGGACATACAGACAACTCTGGATCAGATGAGGTAAATATACCTCTCTCCAAACAGAGAGCTAATGCTGTACTCCAATACTTTTTATCAAAAGACCCTACATTATCTGATAGATTAGATTCTGATGGCTATGGTTCAACCAAACCATTAGGTGATAATGCTACAGATCTTGGTAGATCTAAAAATAGAAGAGTAGAGATAAAACTCTCTCGTTCTAAGTAATTAATTAATAATAAAGCTGGTGGCTATATGCTACCAGCTTTTAAATTTGGCTTAATGAAAAAGAAATATCAAGATTTATTAGCAAATATAGCTAAATTAATAGGTAAATTTTTACTTGATAATGGTGGTCTATCTAATGGTTATTGTACCTATGCTGAAGGCAGTGTATCTACTAATAGTACAGGGACTCTTAGAATAAATGTAAATAATTCAAATTTAAAAATTAAAGAATTATTAGATTTAGGACAAAAGTTAGAAGACCAAATTAAAAATTTAATAGTAAAAACTTTTCCTAAAGAAGAAATTTCAATAGATATTTGGAAAGAATATATTGAATGGGGTACTTATGATACAAAAATAGCATATAATGTACAACCAATAACAGTTTCTTTATATCGTTAAAATTTAAAATTATGAAATGGTCTTGGATTTATGTAATAGAATTCCTTATTTATGGAGGTCTTATTGTCTACTCTATAGAAAATAAAGATTATGGAATAGCAGCAGGATTTGCTTTTCTTGGTATGTTAACCCTCGCTTGGTATGTTATTGAAGAATTAAAACCTAAAAAATGAAAAAGATAATCTATAAATTTCTGATTCCATTCGAAGGTAATGGGAAAGATAAAATGGTTAAATGGGCATCATTAATAATAGTGCCTGTTATTATATGGTTTATACTGCCTAATAATATATTTCCACCACTTCTTGATATATTAGGAGCAATTCCAACATTGCTTGATAAAAATGATCTTATTGATAATTTTAGTATATCTCTTATATTCTGCTTTAAATCAATGTTTTACGCATCGTTAATAGCATTTGTCTTTATGTTAATTGCCAGAATACCGTTATTTGAATCTTTTGCAATATTTTGTAGAAAATTTAGATTTTTACCATCTGTGGGTCTTAGCTTTTTATTTATGAAGCTTAATACAAGTGGTTCTATATCCGTTACTATGAGTTGGATGATGATATTTGGTATAACTACATATATGATTGATGGAGCTGTTGGTATAGCTTTATCAATATCTAAAGATGATGTGAATTATGCAAAGAGCTTACGCTTATCTAAGTGGGAAATATTTAGAGAACTTGTTATTTATAATAAGTTTCCTTCATTTCTAATAATGGCTGTTAGTAATTTTGCTATTGCATGGATGCTTTTAGCCAGTGTTGAAAATATTGCTAAATCATCAGGTGGAATAGGAGTAATACTTGCAGAAAGTGGAAAATATTTCAAGCTTGAGAATATATATGCTTTACAATTGCTTATTTTATTTACAGGTATAATAGTAGATTATATATTTAATTTTCTGATTAATTGGAAATATCCTTATTTATCGCTTAAAAAAGCTTAATATGTTAAAAATATTGTGGAATTTAATAAACAAATTCGATAATAATTTGGGTTATTCTACCCCACTTCAAAAAAGATACAGCAAAGGAGATTTTGCTCGTATTTCAAATTACAAATTATCTGAAACTAAAATTTCAACAAATGAAGTTGTCATGATAGTGGAAACAAAAAGACACGATTATCTTATAAAAGATGGTAATAATACATTACATATTGTTTATCAATTTGAGTTAGAAAATTGTTAAAACTTAAAATTATGAGTTATTCATATGGAGAATCAGTATTAACTATTGAGAATCTCTCTTTATCTTTTGGAAGCAAGCTTGTATTAAGAGATATTAATTTAGATATTAAGGATATAATAGGTTTAAATACTACAGGTCAAGTAATTACATTGCTTGGTCTTAGCGGAATTGGTAAAACTCAGTTGATGAAGATTATCGCTGGATTACAAGAACCAACTACAGGTACTGTTTTAATAGGATTTGATAAACAACCAACTCAAGCTGGTAAAGTAGGTATGGTTCTTCAAACATATCCTTTATTTGAACATAGAACAGTATTATCTAATTTAAAGTTAGTATCTAATGATAACAATAGAATAAATGATTTACTTGAATATTTTGAAGTATCAGCTCACAAAAATAAATATGCTTTTGAAATCTCAGGAGGTCAAAGACAAAGAGTTGCTATTATTCAACAAATATTATCATCAGAGAAATTTATCTTATTAGATGAGCCTTTTTCAGGACTTGATCCATTAGCTACAAGAAAACTTTCTGAAAATATCAGAAAATTAGCTGATCTTGATAGTGAAAACACTATTATCATCAGTTCTCATATTCTAACACCTGCTTTAGCAGTATCAGATACAGCTATAATGCTTGGGAATGAATATAAGCAAAGTGTTGCTACAGAAACTGATGTAATACTTGAAAAAGTAGAGGGAGCAACTATCATTAATAGATATAATTTACTAGAAATGGGGCTTGCTTACACACCTGATATAAGAGAAAATCCTCAATTTATCAGTCTTATTAATAAAATTAACACACAATTTATAAACTAAATTTAATGGCAAATAACAGAAAACCAATTAATAAAAGAGGAAAATTATCAAGAGGACAAAGGTATCAATTTGCTCCTGAATCTGCATTTATAAGACAAACTACAGGAGAAGGAGAAAATAGAACAACAGAACTTATTCAAAATCCCAGATATCCCGGAACAAGGAGAATTATACATTATCCAAATCCTAATTCCTACGGTAGTTTGTGGGGATATAATGGTCAACAAATTTAAATAATTAAACTTCTCACTTAACTAATAGACAACAATCTATTGGAGAGGGGAGTGCTATGTATACTTAAAAAAGAGAAAATCAACAGTATCTTCGGTAAAAACCAGCTCCTGCTGGGTTGTGAGTTCGATCCTTGCCATAGCATCTAAAAATCTGATTATGACTAAAAAAGAAAGACAAGATTGGTTAAAATCAATAAGAAAACTCATATCTCACTTAAGTTTTTCTATATTTAATCAAAAATTATTTATAACTGTATTTGAAGATAAAAAGTGGGGAAAACGCTTATATCTACAGATATTTTATAATGCTCCATGTACAAAAACAGGTAAAATAGAAGAATGGAAAGGTAGAAAATGGTATCTATCTCCACATATGACTGAATCTGAAGTAATATTCACTGCATATAGTGCTTGCGAAGCTGCTGTAAAACATGAAATTATGGAAGGATTTAAATTTGATAATCAAATAGTTATTAATCCACATGTTGACTTTAGGAAATTACTCGAAGTATCTCCTAATGAAGTGCAAAGAATACATATTGATAATTTTGACGTATAAATTAAATTAAAATGATGTTTTTAAAAAGATTATTTAAAAAAAAAACTGTATCTTTACCTGAAGTAGCGAAGATTGCTTCTGAAGAGGAATTTGATAATATTAATAATTTTCTTGCTGATATAGATAAGAAAGTTGCTACAGATTCTAGAAGTACAGTTTTCTTTAAAGAAGCTTCTAATATCTTAAGTGATCAACCTTTATTGGAAGAATCTCAGGAAATATTAGAAATGCAAAGCTTTATCTCTGAAGGAGATCAAATAGAAGAAAAGAAAATTGTGACTGATAACAAATTTGTTAAAGAGAAGTCATAATTTTAGGTTTGGGAGTAACATTTCCATGTATAGCTCCCTTTTTTATTGGGCCCGTTTTGGTTTTGACAGCAAGGTATTTGGTTGATAGGCGTGTAAGCGGAAGTATATACCGCTTTGACAAATGTATATAAACTAATAAATGACAACACAGTTGATCATCAAGCAGTTGGCGCTAAAATCATCGCAGGATGCTTTAGCAAAGAAAGAGTAGCGGTTGCTGCCTAATTTAAAACCAACAAATATGTGTTTTATCCCATATAAAAAGATAAACTTCCCTACTAATTAATTCGTATGTTGACGAATAGATTACAAGTTGCTCATTTACAATGAGATAGTCGGTAGTGTTATTTATAACTTAATACGACAATAAAAAACCTACACACACGTAACTTAAAGGTTAAGTATTTGTTTGGACACCAGTTCGATTCTGGTCGGGTCCACTTAATTAATTGATTGTTAGTCAATTATTGATCCTTAGCTCAGTTGGTAGAGCAAATGACTCATAATCATTAGGTCACTGGATCATACCCAGTAGGGTCAACGTCTATTTTAACAGAAATAGTCTGGTGGAGTGGCAAATGAATAAAATCGAATGCCCCTAATTAAAGCATGTTACCTTCAAAAAGTAACATGCTTTTCATTTTAAATTATTATATGCTTATCATACAAGTTAGTCTTTTCACAGAAAAGAAATGGGTAGTAAGTAATAGATATTACTATACTCCTAAAAATAGTATGGATTTTGATTTATATCCTATAGAAGGAAAAAGAAAAGATATTATATTCTTAGGATTTATTCCTGATAATATAGTACATATATTTAAAGTATGGCTTAAAGAAACTAAAAGAAGCGGAGGAGTACTTGTGGGATCAAGTATTCGGGAATTTTTTGAATATTATAAAAATTACAATGAAAAAGTTTTCAACAATAAAACCAGATAATTGGTTTCCTGTATCTGTTATAGCTGAGAATAATAGTGAAATCCATCCTAAATCTAACATACAGTATGAAAGAAAAATTAAACTTATTGTATGGCTTGATGATGAAAGAAAAATGCCCAAAGGATTTAATTATCATGCAAGAACAGTAGAAGAAGTTATTGGTCTTATAAAAAAGGGAAAAGTAGAATTTATAAGTCTTGATAATGATTTAGGTACAGGTTATACAGAAGGAAAGCGAGTCGCTCAATATCTTGAGGAAAATATTATAATGGGAAGAATGGAATTTATTGATTTTACTCCCCATACTAACAATCCAGAAGCATTTAAAGAAATAATGTGGTGTAAACAAGCAATTATTAAATATTTATTAAAGCAAAAATAATGGAAGAATTAAAGGGAATTAAAGTAAATATGATTTATGGAGAGGAAAACAGAACTACTTCTTTAAAAGCTTATAAAGCAGAAAGTGAATTAAAAAGAGAGGTTAAACGTAAGCAGTTTGATATAGAACGCTATTTTTATGCAAAGCATAGAATACCAATAGTTGTTAAAGTTAAATTAGCTGATAGTAATGAAAAAGAAGAATATTCTTTAATAGAGCTTATAAATAGTAAATTAACTAATACAACCGCTTCCGTATGTCTTGAAACTTATGAGATATTTAAAACTCAAAATATTGAAAAAGCTATAGAATCGCTTCATTTACAATCAAATTTAACTATTATATGACAATACAATTAATGTGGTTGCCTCTAATATTATTAGTAATATTTAGTACTATAGGCTATATTGCTTATAGATTACATTCTCACTGGCAAATTATTTGGATGTTTTTAATGACTATTTGTGCATTAGTAAGCTTATTTCTATATCCTATATTAGCAATAATATGGTTAGTTAACAATATAAGATTTATATGATAATAATTGATTTAAAAGATAGTCCTTATAAAGATAGCAAAGCCAAAAATGGTTTTGACTCTATTTCTAAAGGTATAGTAATATTAAAAAGTACAGTAGAAGGACAAAAAGAAACTCCTCATTGCATTCTTCATGGTGCTATGAATAAAGTAGATCCAAGCGGTTTATGGAGATGTCTTATTTGTAATGAAGGTGCTTATCAAACAGATTAATTATGCAATTTTCAGTAACAATAAATGAACATGGAAAGATAGTTAAAGGTGCAGATCAAATTGCTAAATATCTCCAACAATTAAAAGGCAGAACTTGTACTTTTACAATAATGGAAGAGAATAACCTAACTACAACTAAAGAATGTAGAGATGCCTATTTTTTCAAAGTAGATTTAGTTAGGGATGCTACCGGAGATGAACGCTATGTTATTCACGAAAGATTTAAAGAACATATGCAAATCGCTTCTACTAAACAATTTTCAGTAGTAGATTGGAGAAACTTTATTAAACAATTTCAGATTTTCACTTTTGAAAGCTCTGATATAGTAATCTAAAATTATAAAAAATGTCTCAAACTGATATAAGTAAACCAAGAGATATAACAAGCTTATATAATTTATTTGAAACTACAAGAACATATGATAAAGACACTATCATAATGATATTAAAAAAATGGATAGATAAAAATCAAAATATAAAATCGAATCTTGACATACCAAAATCAATAGAATTTGGAGATGTAATATTATTTGATATTTCTGGTCAAAATCATCCATGTGTAGTATTTAAAAAAGAAGATGATGGTACATGTCATGTGATAGTATTATCTACAAAAAGTCACGAACATCATTTTATAGCAAAAGTGGAAAAATCAAGAATTTTCAGCAGATCTAATTTTACATCTACTGTAGTTTCTATGCCTGAAATACAAGCTCTAAATAATTTCATAGCTGTATTCGATTCTCCAAAAGAGCTAAAAGCTGCTGTACGACTTATAAAAGCAAAATATAAAAAAATACTATGAAAAAACTAATAATAGGATTATTTGTGCTTTTTTTATTAAATAGTTGTGAATCTGATAATTTAAATAAAAATTGGGAATTAAAATATATAATATTTTATCCTAATAATAACGATACAGTTATAGCTATTAATCATCGAGGATTTTATTGGGGATCAAATAATGGAACTAATTACATTAAAAATGGTCCTAGTATAACTAGTTCAGAGTATCTTTATAATGCAAATTCACCTTATAAAATTATATACTATATAAGTTATGAACTTAAATAAATTATTAGCATTAGCTATAGCCATAGCTGCAAATGGCTTTTCAAAAAGATTAGATAAACATGGTAAACCATATATTCTACATTGTATTAGGGTTATGAATAGTGTAGATACAGTTGAAGAAAAAATCTTAGCTGTATTACATGATTGCCCTGAAGATGGAGTTATATCTATAGATGAATTAAGAAATTTAGGTTTTCCTGAAGATATTCTTGATGATTTAAAACTTCTTACTCACGATAAAGAAAAAGATGATTATCTTAATGTATATATTAAGAAAATTGCCACATCCCAAAGAGCAACGAATGTAAAAAGAGCAGATTTAAAGGATAATTCGGATATTGAAAGATCAAAAGGCTTATCTAAAGTAGATCTCGATAGGATTGAAAAATATTTTAGAGCTTATGTATATCTTTCTCAAATATAAATTTTTATTTATACCAATTTTTTAAAATGGTCTGTAGTCTCTTGATGATATAGCTCAGTTGGTTAGAGCATCTGTCTTGCGGACAGAGGGTCGACAGTTCAAGTCTGTCTATCTGTAAAACAAGTCGATTACAGACCTTTTAAATTTAAATTATGAAAATACCTGCAATATTTTGGATTATTTGTAATAAGTATGTATTTAGATTATTTCATATTCACACAGGGTTTAATGATAGAAGTCTAATATGGCTTGTAAATTATTGGCCTCTCGATATTTTATTTATGAAAATAGAAACTAAATTTGATTTTAAGAAATTATATGCTAATAAAGATAAACAAATATTTAATATCTTTTATTGTAGAGTATGGAATAATTTAATGTTCAAATTGTATAGATTATATACTAAAAAGAAAAAGAATGATAACAGGAAAAACTTTGATAGCATGTAGTAAGGATAATTCAACAAACTTAAGCTATGAAAACCAGAAATGGTTTTTGCAGCACCCTGATTACGATTAAGATTAAGAATTGTAAAAATTAATTATTAATTTGTTTTTCAGTAAAATATAAGATACAAAATATAAAACGTATTACCGAATTATTCTTATTAGCGGGTTAAGAGTGAAAGCTTTTAACCCGTTCCTTTTTAAATTTAAATTATGAAGCTTATAAGTAATTTTAAAGACTATTATGATTTTATAATAGCTAAATACGGCATAGATGAAAAATGTATTTATATAAGAAATAACAAATATAATCCTCATTTTGAATTAGAACCTCTCGAATATAAAGCTTTTCGTATTCATTTTTGTAATGTAACTTACTTTGGACATTATTATAAAGGAAAATTTTACTATGGTAAAGATGCTGAAAATTATATACCAAGAATATTAGGAAAAAATGATGCAGGAATGAAAGTATATAGAGGTCAAACAATGGATCCTCTTGGAAGAGACACAAATGATCCTTTATATAAAGGTACTAAATATGAAAATCTCAATGAAAAATTAAATTGCCCTGTAATTTTAAATGGAGAGCAAGGAGAATTAAATGTAAGATTGGCAGATTTTGGTTTTTCTAAAGTTGTAAACCCAGAAAATGCTTTTATAAAAATATCTAATTTTTTAATGAGAGAGAAAGAGATAATTAATACGCAGACTAATAAAGAAAAAATAGTTAGTCATGGATTCGATTTAAAATCATCATTTAGAAATCCTATAAACAAAAGAAAATGACAAATATTTTATTTATATTGTTGATGATGTTCTACACTTTTGGTATATTTGTAGCATTTAAAGCTATTTTTCCAGATATAAAATATTGGAAATGGCAAGAAGGAAGACAAAAGGGTACAAAATATAAAAAATTCTGTCTTTGGTCATTTAGAATATGGAAATGGGGTTTTGATGCCTATATACTTAAGTACGAAGCGCTTACAAAGCTTAATTGGCATAGAGATCCAGTTAATGGAAAACATTGGAGATTAAATATAAAGTTAAAGGGATATGCATCTTTTGGTATAAGAAATTATAATAGAGATGTAGTGTATAAAGCTTATACTAAGAAATTTATATTCTT